TCGCTGAGCCTCGCAGGACACGGGCAGACGCTTGGGCTCAGCTCATGGCAGCTATCAAGGGTGACGTTCCGGTGCTACTCAAGGACAGCAACCCTCCCGCAGGCGCACTCCTGGAGATCGTTGAGTCACGCTGGGAGGTCCCTCGATGGCTGAACCGATCACCCCCGAACAGCTCCACCAGTTCCACTTCCAAGCATCCAGAGCCGCCGCCCGGATTCGTCACCGAGACGCTGACCGAGATCGCCCCGCTCGACATGGACCGCGGAACCGCTCTGCAGTGCGCAGTGCAGCTGCACTGCGAAGGTCTCGGAGACATCGAACTCGGCGCAGTGCTCGACACCGCCGCGGCGCTGCATGCGTGGCTCGTCGCCGACAAGGTCGACGTCGGCGACTTCGACCGCCCCGCCGGCGGGGCATGATCTGACGCATGGACGCAGCCGCAGTGCTCGACATCGTGCCCGGTGCTCGACTCGCCGACGGGCTCGTCGTGCCGGAAGATCTCGACGCACCGTTTCCGACACCGCACGGCTTCACACCGCCCGTCGAGTGGCTGCTCGAACCGCATCACGATGTCATTCCCGGCGCGACTGGGCTGATCACGGCGGACGGCCGCTTCTGCGCCTACTCGCACGAGTGGGACCGCTGTCACGTGTCGTTCACCGGCGCCGGCGAGTGCTGGACACCGCCGAGATCAGCGACCGGCAACCGGATGTTCCATCAGAGCCGCACGACAGCGATGGCGGCCGACGGCACGATCGTCGAGATCCCGACCGGCGTCGTGCCGTTCGGCGGCGGTCACGCCCCGCTCGACGCGACGGTCGCCGAAGCGTCGCAGTGGTACGACCGGCCGGACGTCACGAAGGTCATTGCACGAGCGGTCGAAGTCGACGACGGCTGCGTGATGTGCGGCTTCATCGTTCCCGGCACGACGCACCGAGAGGTGGCGCTCATGCGAGCGTCGGCGCTCTCCGGCGACTGGCGATGGGTGCCGCAGATTCATGATCTCGACTTCCTCGGTCCGTGCTTCGTCGCTCGGCCGGGGCTGCCGCTGTCGCTTGAGCACGCAGCGATCGAGCAGGCGCTCTGGCAGATCGAGCGCACGACCGAGGTCAGCCGCACCGCCTCCGGCCAGATCTCCGCTGTTGTCGGAGGCATCGTCAGCTGGGCGCCGCGGCCGGCCGTGACCGATCATGTGCCGGCAGCCGTGATCGCCGCAGCAGTCGAACAGACCGGAGACGAACCGATGCCCGCTTGCAAGTGCCAGCAGACCGATACCGAGACGACGCCGGCGACGGTCGCCGCTCCGGTTCTGCCATCACACCGGAACCGGACGGCCGCGGCCGGCACATCGCTCTCGTTCCGCGAACTTGAGGAGTCCGTGCAAGAGGCGCTGATCGCAGCGTTCGGCACCGGCCCCGACCCGTGGGTGTGGGTCAAGGACTTCGACGACACGTGGGCCGTGATCGAGCTTGAGCGCTCCGACCCGATCCTTGGCACCGGCACCGGCACGTACCAAGTGGCGATCACGATCAACGCCGACGGCACCGTGCTCGTCGACCGCATGTCGGCGACCGAAGTCGAGACGGTCTTTCAGCCGGTCGGCGGCGGCACTCCGGAGAGCATCGAGGCGCTGCCGATGGTCACCGCTCACGCTTCGGACGCAGCGGCGATCGCCGAGATCCGGGCCGAGCTTGAGAGAGCGCTTCAGACCGTCGAGGCGCAGTCGGCCGACATCGCCCGGCTGACCGCTCAGTCGCTCGAACCGGCCGAGATCGTCGAGCAACTGCCTGAGGCGCCGGAACCGGTCTAGACTGAGCATCGGCCTACGGGGCCGCGACACGGACGGTCGCAGCAGCGGCGGTCGGCGCATCAGCCGGCCCGCTCGGAGTGGTTTCCTCGCTGCTGTCGACCGTCCGTGGTGCATACTCCGCACCGGAACCTCTACAGCTCACCGGGTGAGCTGCACGGAGAGCACCGGGTGCGCTTCGAGTGGGGAACCGACTGCCGACCGGGTCGGCGACCGCAACCGAACCGAAGTGCAGGAGGCACACCATCATGCGGATGTTCAAGATCGGCGATCAGTGGTACAAGCTGGACGGCGCCCAGCTGGTCAAGATCGATGCTCCGGAGACCGAGCCGGCCGAGGGCGAGTTCTTCGACGCCTCGACTCTCGTGACCGAGTTCGACGGCATCGGCGAGCTGACCGCCGTCGCCGACCGAGCGAACGAGCTGATCGGCGAGTACAACCGTCTGCGGACCGAGGCCGCGACCGACCCCTCGAAGCTGACCGAGGCGAAGACGGCGTACGATGCGTCGCTCGTCGCTCGGGTGCTGCACGGCGAGCGCAAGACCGCTCTCGACGGGCTGCCCGAGGCCGGTGCCCTGCCGAACGAGCCAGCTCCGACCGAGACCGACGACAAGCCGACCGAGACCGACGACAAGCCGGACGAGACGCCGGACGAGACGCCGGACGGCACTGACGTGACCGTGCCCGACGATGCGTCGTCGCTCACGCAGTCGATGCAGCTCGTCACCGCTGCCGCCGCTGCTGCCGGTGTCGATCCGGCCGATGTCTTCGCTCGGCTCGTGCCCGGCGGCGGCGACAAGCCGGCTGGAGCTCCTGCTCGGACCGAGCCTCGACAGCAGGCGACGATCATCGCCGCTGCCGACATCGGCTTCGGTGGCGGGCACGACATGTCGCTCGACGATCTGGCGACCGCTCATCAGCGGTTCGCGAAGAGCCGCCGGCACAACACCGCCGCCGTCGCCCAGACGATCGCGACGATCGAGATGTACGGCGACGCTCCGAGCATGGTCGCATCCGCTCAGGCCGTCGAAGCTGCTGCCGACCGGAAGATCGACGCCGCTTCGGCCGCCGAGTTCCACGCTCGTCGCGCCGGCAGCCGGGGCATGACCGCCGCCGCTCCGGACCGGTGCGGCCCCCCCGATGTCCGCCGCGAGATCAAGTACGCCGGAGACGACACGTCGCCGCTGCTCAACCTGGTGGAGACCTACCCCAGTCCGCACTGCGAGCTGGAGTACTACAAGGACATCTCGCTCTCGGACGCGAGCCCCGGCGTCGGTCGCTGGACCGAGGCCGCCCGCTCGGCGTATCAGACGGCGCTCGACAACTGGCGCTCGACCCAGGACGCTGCGACGCTCGCTGCGCTCAAGGCGGCCGAGAAGCTATGCGTCATCGCCGACTGCCCCCCGACGGGCAACGTCACGATGCTGCCCATCTATGCGTGCATCGAGTACCCGACCGATCTCGAGGTCTGCTCGCCGCAGGCGATCCGGGCCTACATGCGGGCGCTCAACCGTGCGTGGATCCGGGAGCGGTCGTCGAACTTCCTCGCCGTGCTGGCGACGATGTCGGCTCGTGTCACCGTCGACGCTTCCGACGGCTTCTTCGAGAACGCCGACACGACCCCGATCAGGCTCGGCGCCGGCGGTGTGCTCGACTACGTGATGTCGACGCTGATGGGCATGGGGGTCATGGACGAGCGGGTCACCGAGGGCGACTACGTCGCCGTCGTGCCGTACGGTCTGCAGCGGTTGCTTGAGATGGAGGGCCGGCTCGCCGAGGGTGTGTCGGCGATCTCCGACACGCTCGGCGGTATCCGCACGATCACGTCGCTCGACGTGGCGACCGGTTCGTCGCTGCCGTGGACGAGCATGCCCGCCCAGGACGGCACCACGACCGACTTCGTCGGCGCTCTGCTGCCGCCGTCGGCGTGGGACATCGCCGTCTTCGATCCGAGCGACTTCTTCGCCATCACCCGACCCGACATCGAGCTTGGTGCTCAGGTCACCCCGGAGACGATCCGAGGGAACATGGTGTTCGGCGGCTTCATGGAGTCGCACGAGGGCTACGGCAAAGACGGCGCTCACCCGAGCTGGACGATCGCCGCATCTAATCTCGTCTACAACGGCGTGCGTCCGGACAAGGCTTCGGCCGCCGGGCTGCTCACCGTCTGATCGGCGTAACGTTGATCGAGGTCGGCCGGCTCGCTTCCGCCGGTCGGCCGGCCTCGGTCGCTCCGCTCGCAGCGTAAGCTCTGCGCATGTTCACTCCGGTTCGTTCCCCTCTGCTCGAAGAGCCGCCGTCGTGGTCGATTCTCGACGTGGCCCGACCGATCGGAGATCTCGACGGTCTCACGGACGCCGTCACGAGCTGGGGCTCCGGCGTCGGTCTGCACTATCTGCCCGGCGGCGACGTCGGCCGGTGGCGGCACGACACGATGCTGACGAACGCAGCGTTCGACGATCCGGACATCGCCGGCATCGCCGATCCGGCCGAGTGGCCGACAGCGATCGACGTGCAAGAGGGCGGTCAGACCGTCTACTCGGCCCCGAACGGCGAGAAGCCGGTCTCGGCCGATCTCGCTCGGGTCAACTTCCGCACGTTCTCGGTGTTCACTCCGCTGCTGGAGCTCGAACTCGCTCAAGAGACCGGCGAGGCGGCCGATCTCGCTCGTGACCGGCTGCGTGCGAACATCGCCGGTCAGATCGCTGCCGAGTTCGCTGATTCGCTCTACACGAAGAATCCGGGGCTGTACCGGGCGGCGACCGATCAGTCGTCGGCGTCTCCGGTCGATCCGACGTACGGTCTGACGGTGCTCGCTGAGGCGTTCGGAGCGTCCGGCACCGCCGACGGCTCGGCGTACGGCGATGCGGTCGTCACAGCGCCGTGGCACGCTCTGCCAACGCTGGTCAAGCGCGGCTCGGCGCAGTGGTCGAACGGCCGGCTGCTCGACGTCTTCGGTCAGCCGCTCAATGTGACGCCGGGGCACGTGCTCAACGGTCCGCTGACCGACCCGCTCGATCTCGACTCGTCGCAGCCACCGGCCGACGCCGCGGCGTGGATGTACATCTCGCCTCGCCCGTACGTCGGTGTCGGCTCGTTCCGGCCGCTGCCGACCGGCGACGAGCGGGCGCCGGGCCGGCCGGCTCCGTCCGGCACGCACGCCAAGGCGAACATCCAAGTCGGTCTCGCCGAGGCGCCGGCGATCGTCGTCTTCCGGCCGGTGCGTGTGCACGCCGTCGAGGTCACGCTGAACGAGCCTGTCGGCAGCTGAGCCGTCCGCAGCGCATGATGCGGACATGACTCTCCCAGCTGCAGATCCAGTCGGCTTCGGTTCCGGCGGTGGAGGCGGTTCCGGCAACTCGACGGCGACGGTGCTGCTCATGCGGGATAGCGGCAACGACACGCTGTTTCTCCGGCGGTTGCCTCGCAATGAGAGCGGCACACCGGGCACAGCTGTCGACACGCAGCTGGACGGCACGAGCGTCTACACGGTGACCGGCACGCCAATACCGGTGACCGAGCTGCCACGCGGCCCCGAAGGTTCGGTGACGGTCACCGCGCTTGGCAACTCAGACAATCACACGACGACCGCAGGCCGTTCGTCGGTGACGTACTTCGTCGAGTCCGCCGGCGTCACGCTCGGTGGAGTCGCCGTGCCGGCGAACACGGCGCACACCGTCGAGATACCGGGTGGCACGATCCCGGCGCTGTCGTTCGCCACCGATGGCTCCGGCTCGGTGACGATCATCGAAGAGGGGATCTGATGGCCTTCGCTTTGATCGACGCATTTCACTGGGAAGCCGGCGAAGATCACGCCGAGTGGACGAATCTCGATGCCACCTTGCCGACGACAGATGAGGTGACCAACGTCGGAGCCGACGACGGGACCTTCTGCAAGCATCTCGTTTTCGGCTCGTCACATGACTTTGAGGCCAGCTGGTTCGAGAAGTACGATCGGGCCACCGTCGGGACCGCTGTCCTATTCCAGGTCACTCTCCGGATCGATGATCTGACCGATCTCGACAGCAATGTCTACATGGTGCACTGTCAGCGCGACACCGGCGGCGATGGCGGACTCGCAGGCATCAAGATCAACGCGAACGGGTCAATCGACGCAATGGTCTTCAGCAGTCAGAGCATTCAACAGGTCGCCGGATCGGGCACCGTGCTCGCATCTTCGGCTGCCGGCGTCGTCGGCAATGACGCCAAGACCGTTGTCACTTGCCGAGTCGTGTTCGACAACTCGGCCGGCGAGATACAGGTGAAGGTCGGGCAGGGCGAAGTGCTCACCGTGACCGGCGAGGACACGTATCGAGGACCCGGGAACCCCGGCACGGTCTGGGGCTTCGGTCTGTTTCTCTCGTCGGTCACGTTCGGCTCGGTCGATGCGCGGTTCTCACAGTGCACGATCGCCGAAGATGGCGATCTCGCCGACTTCGCCCCGAAGCACTATCAGGGGTATGCGAGCGACGGCGTCACGACCGACAACGATGGGACGATCTTCGGCGGTGAAGCCACGGCCGATGCTGCGCTCGGAGCGATCCCAGCCGTCGACACTGACGGGATCACGCTCGACAATGTGAACGACGCCCAGGGGTTGACGTTCCCGACCCCGACCGAGACCGGGATCGACACCGTGCAGCTGTGGGGTGCCGTCGGCGACGACGCTGCCGGCTCCGAAGTGCTGCGAGTCGATCTCGCCGACGGCACCGCTACCGAGACAGGCTCGGCGATACCGCTGTCGGCGGACTTCGGCGCAGTGGCACTGACCGAGCTACTCACGTCACCGCCCGGCGCTGCGTCGTGGGACGCCGCGAAGGCAGATCTCGAAGGCACGCTGGTCAGAACAGCATGACGACCGAGGCGCGCAACGTCGTTCTCGTCGTCGGTAGCTCGCCGGCGTTCGCGCCCGAGGCGCGCAACGTCGTTCTCGTCGTCGGTAGCTCGCCGGCGTTCGCGCCCGAGGCGCGCAACGTCGTTCTCGTCGTCGGGTCCGACGACCCGGACTTCGTCACCCCTGCCGGCTCCGGCTGGGTGAGCAGCAGCCGCCGGCGCCGCGCTCAGATTCTCGCTCAGATTCTCGGCGCATGATCCCGAGCTAGCTCTAGGCTCGGCGGGCGATGCAGCCCGCGCCGAACAGCTGCTCGACCTGCACGAATCTCGTCGACGGCCGATGTCACGGGATGCCGCCGCGGCCCGGCAATCTCGCAGGGCACGCCGTCTTCCCGATCATCGTCAGAGCCGAAACGACTGTGTGCCGAGCGTGGACCGACCGACCCTTCGGACAGCCCGACAGCGAGCTACCGGACCCGCACGAGCGATCTGTGCTGCCGTACGTAGCGCTCTCGCTCATGGCTCTCGCCGTGCTCTTCGCTCTGCTGCTGCTCGCCGGGAACCTTGCTTAGATCGCCGGTGGTAACCAGAGAACCCCCCCCAGAAGTACCTAAACGGCCGAAACCGGGCTTCAAGTACTTCTGAGGGCTTGCTCGATCGTTCCTTGCTTGAGTCGCGCGGCGTGAAACCGTCGAACCGCGGGCCGACAGACTCGGCCCGTCACCGCGGGAGGGGGCACCGCCGCTGACGACACTGCGAAGATGCGGAGCGCTTGTGCGGTACCTCTGAAGGGGCGCTCGCCGGCAGTCGGCTCGATCGCTGCATACCCGGGCGTCGGGGACGATTCTCACGTCTCGCGCCGTGTCTCGTCCGGCGAGCCGACAAGCTAGTCGTCGATCAGACGTTCGACTAGGCTGTGAGCTGTTCAGTTCTTCGCTGTTCCGAACCCTACCGGCCCGACTGCTGCTCGTCGAGCACCAGCGGGCCGGTCTGGTTTCCGGCCGCGGCCCATCATCGTCCGATGCTGAAATCTGAGTCCGAACGCATCGCTCTCGTCCGCACGATCGCTCCGCTCTTCTGGGCATTCGTCGTCACACGAGTCTCCGACTGGGGCGTCGATCTGCCGCAGCGCATCGCCGACATCATCGGTCTCGACGTCGGCGTGACGAACTCCGGCATGACGATCGTCGTCGGCATCGCGCTCTGGCTCACCGCCCGCATGTGGCCGAGCGTCTTCGAGCGGCTGCTGATGTGGATCCCCGTTGACGGCTACGCATACCGCCGCAACGACGATCTCGTCATCGACACCGGCCGACTGCCCGGCGCTGCTCCGGTCGTTGCATCGCTCGAACCGCTCGCCGGCACCGACCGGTTCGCCCAGGCATTTATCGCCCGCCGCCCGTCGCCGACGCAGCTCCGAGCCGCCGCTGCGCAGCTGCTCGACGCCGCCGAGCGCCGCTGATCCGCCCGCGGCGCATCATCTGATCGTCAACCGACTGCACAGGAGACATACCGATGCCCACGACCCTGCAGTACTCGGCGCACGACCTCTGTGCGTCGATTGCTCTGCCCCTCAACTGCGACGGAACGATCGCCGACGAGGTCGACACGTTCACGCTGAACGGTGCTCTCGCCGGCACCGAGACGGAGATCCCGATCAACGAAGCCGTCGATCTGCAGAACACCCCGACGTACGGCGAGCTGACGCTCGACGCCGGCGGACCGAACGAGCAGGTGCTCGGCTACGGATCGATCACCGACCCGACGACCGCCGGCTCGGCGATCTTCAATCTGATCACCGGCGACGCGGTGGTCGGAGCCGTCGACGACGGTGACGCCGTCACGATCGCCCGGTCGACGCCGATCGTGCACTGCGGTCTCACGCAGGTGCGGCTCATCCCACAGACGACCGACGAAGTCATCGACGAAGATCCGTCCGGTCAGGCGAACCAGAACGTCGCCCGCCGCCGGATCCCGCCGCAGCGCAACGGCTACATCGTCGAGGCCGACATCACCTCGAGGGAGAACCCGATCCTCTGGGCGGCGCTCAACCAGTACGCCCCGATCATCGACCCCGACGAAGAGAACGCCGTCATCGGCTTCGAGGAGATCGTCTCGACGGCGCAGACGTGCCCGACATGCGGCAGCGGCGCCGGCACGTGCCACGAGATGGCACTGATCCTCATCTACAACGCCTGGTGCGGCGAAGAGCGCAACACCGAGTTCCCGTACGTCGCCAACGTGCTGCGGTCGCTGCAGTTCGAGCCCGAGACCGAGAACATCGTTCGAGGCCGCGGATTCAACGCCGGCCGAGTGCTGCGTGCGACGCTCCGCACGAACTCGGCGTTCATCGACCCGTGGGGCATCGACCCGCGCGGCGCCGGCCAGACCGCCCGCTGGCAGGAAGTCGGCATCAAGCAGTCCCGGATCGACGCCAACGCCGATCTGTCTTCGCTGCTGACCAACGGCTGCGGTTGCGGTGCGTGCCCGAACCCGGTGCTCGCATGGCCGACCCCTTGACCCTGACGGTCCGCTGCTCGGCTGACGGGGCATACCGGCCCGAGGCTTCGGTCTCGGGCCGGTGCGCGTCCGCAGCGCAGAATGTCGAGCATGCTCCGGCTGACCGCTCCGATCGACCGCCCGTACCGGATCGCCGTCGACGCCGCGGTCGACGATGGGTCGCTCGCTGTGCAGATCACGGCGCCGGACACGACGACGAGCAGCCCAGCGCTGACCGTCGCCGGCGCCCGGCACGTCGCCTCGATCACTCCGGATCAGCTCGGCACACACACGATCGAGATCACAGCATCCGACGACCCGACGATCGTCGGCGAGAGCTTCGAGCTGATCGTCTCACAGCTCGGCGAAGCCGATCTCGTCTTCGATCACACGACGACCGAGACGCCCTGCGGTGAGCAGCTGCTTCGCTGGCCATGCCCGCATCTGGGAGCGCTCGACTGCATCGACGAATACTCGCCAGAGTCCGTGCGCCGGTGGATGAGCATCGCCGCCGGCAAGATGTACCGAGACGCCGCCGCCCGGTTTCCCGGCTGCCACATGTACTTGCGGCTCCGACCGAAGATCTCCGGAGCGTGTCTCGTGCCGACACCGGGCGGTCATCACGGCTTCGATCTGTTCGAGACCGTCCGCTATCCGGTGCTGGAGCTCCTCGAGGTCGAGACCGAGGGCACGGCCTCCGATCCGGCCGACTGGACGATCGAGCAGCAGCGGTGGCTCGTGCCGGCCGACGGCGTCAGCTGGCCGGTCCAAGACTGGGACGGCGATCTCGCTGGGCCGCGCACGTGGTCCGTGCTCGTCCGTGCCGGCCGCCGGCCGCCGCCGCTCGTCGTCAGAGCCCGAGACATGTGGGCGCTCGCGATGATCATCCGCACCGAGCCGACGACAAGCGGCTCGATGGCTTGCCGGATGCCGGACGGCACGACGCAGCTCAGCGAGAACGGCCGGACGATGCGACTCGACCCGGACATCGCTGGCGCTGCGCTGCACGCCGAGCTGGTTCGAGAGTGGGGAGCGAAGCCGTGGGATCTGTCCGGCATTCACGACCCGGCCGAGCCGACCGCCCGCGGGTCACGCACCGCCCGAGTCGTGCCCGGCGATCAGACGCCGACATCGCACCGGCTGTTTCTCGGCTCCGGCTGTGATCTGACCGCCGAACTCGCAGCGCTCGCACCCTGATGGCCAGCGTGCAGGCTCAGCTGCTCGCCGAGTTCGACGCCGACCTGCTCGCCGGCGCCGCGGCCGTCGCGGATGACTACGTGCAGCGAGTCCGGTCGTCGTCGGCCACGCCGAGAGACACCGGCAAGCTGGCCGACGGCATCATCGCCGACCCGCCTCGAGGCTCGACTGGGCGAGTCACGGTCACCGTCCGCTCGACCCGCCGGTCAGACGCCGGCGCTGACATCGGCACGATCCTCGATCAGTCGACCGGCCGGCTCGTCACGGCCGAGTCGAAGGGACATCGAGCGTTCGGCCCGATCCGGCCGCCCGTGCCCGTCGCCGGCGGCTCGACTGCGTGGCTGCCGCACTTCCGAGTGACGACCGCTCACGTCGGATGGTGGGAAGCAGCGAACCCGGAGGCGACGCTCCGTACGGCGTCACAGCAGCTTGCTAGGTTCGATCTGTGACTACTCCGCATGTACACGAGCCGAACGTCATGATCGCATCCCTGCCGCCGCTGTGGCCGGACAGCTGGCCGGCGCCGGCCGAGTGCGTCTCGATGCTGCCGCACACCGGTGATCATCCGACGGTTGTGCTCGCCGACATCATGGCCGCCGGCGAGCTGTTCGCCGCCGCCGGCTACGATCCGGACGTGCTGCTCTTCGCTCAAGCCGCCGTGGTCGCCGGCCGACAGTTCCGGTCGACGGCCGAGATCCTGATCGAGATCTCGAACGCCGCGGGCGGGCCGGGCTGATGCCGGTCACACGCCGTCAGGCGCTCTGCTGCTTGCTCGACTCGGTCGAGGCCGTTCGAGCAGCTGATCCGGTGCTCGGCGTCGAAGAGCACGAGTACCGGCACCGCTACCCGTCGACCGAGCTGACATGGCCGTACTGCCAGCACGACGCCGTCGTCGGCCGAGCGATCGAGCCGACGACCGTGCCGCCGGCGTATCTGCAGCTGCCGGAGTCGAACGATCCGCAGACGACCGGACGCGTCTGGTTCGACCGCTTCGAGATCGACGTCGTGCGTTGCGGCCCGCCGGCTCCGACCGGCGACGGCTGTCTCGGTGATCTGTACGGCGACTGCAGCTCGCCGCCGTCGCACGGCACGCTCGCCGGTCATCACGAGCTGCTAGAGATCGAACTCGAGGCTCTGCGTGCGCAGCTGCTCGACCGGTGGTGCTCGTGTCTCGTCGATCTCGGTGCCGGCTACGCACGGCATGCGCCTCGGTGGATCGAGACGCTGGCCAGAGTGACCGGTGGGCGGTTCACCGCGAACCGCATCATCGTCGGCACGCGCCTCGGCTGAGCTACGCTCGGCCGTCATGAGCAGCCACATCTCAGACGAGCCCGAACTCGGCGGTCAGCACGCGCCGGCACACCGATCGGCCGGAGCACCGACCGGCCCACCGAGGAACGGGGCGACCGACCCGCCGCCGCCGGTCGATCCGAAGCTACTCGACGACTACGAGCAGTTTCAGGCGTGGAAGGCGATGCGTGCCGAGGCCGCAGCGGCGAACGACGGGCTGTCTGACGACGGCGACTCGGCGCTCGATCCGTTCTCGTTCAAGCTCCGCATCCGCGACGGCGAGACGGTGCACGAGTTCACGACTGTCGACGTCACCGACGAGAACGTGCTCGCACATCTGCAGGTGCTCGTCACGTTCGCCGAGTCCGACACCGATCGGGCCGCGGCCGTCTTCGAGGCCGTGCTCGGCTCGATCGAGTACGTGCGGCTGCAGAAGATGATCAAGCCGATGCTGCGCCGCATCGAAGCGGCACACGCCGCAGACCCCGACAACTGCCCGTCAGTGCTTGAGACGTGGCAGAACATGATCTCGACCGTCGCGAAGCCGATCCAGGAGCTTGCGTCTGACCCAAAACGGCTCGACTCGCTGCGTGGGCGCTCCAGCACTGGACGCTCGTCGAAGACCGGCTCGCCGCCCGCGGCACTTCCGTCGAGCTAGTCAACGTCCGCCGGTTCTACGTGCACGTGCTGGAGCTGTTCATCGAGCATCACACGCTGCCCGTCGACCTGGCCCGACAGACGATCGAAGAGCAGCGGCGCAGAATCCTGTTCGAGCTTGAGTCTCCGCTGCCGTCAGCGTCGCCAGAATCGCCCACACGGGCCGCCGGGCCGGTCTCGGAGGCAGACAGGCTACGGCAGCGTCTCGCAGCGCTACAGAAGCAGATGTCGGTCGAGCGCTCCGGCGAACGCCGGCTCGCGATCCGAGACCAGACGATCGACCTCGCCCGCCGCATCCGAGATCTCGAAGCCGACTAACCTACGGCCGCGGCGCATCATACACCGGTGACCGTCGAGCGAGTAGTCGAGATCGACTTTCGGGCCCAGCGAGCCCGCTCCGAGCTGTCGAGCTTCGGTGCCGAAGTCGACTCGCTGATCCGGAAGCTGTCAGACGTCTCGCTTGTGCTCACCGTCGACGACGGACAGCTGCGAGGCATCAGCAGCGCTATCGACTCGATCGACACCGTCGTCGAGATCGATCTCTCGGTCAACGACAGCGAAGTCGACGATGCCTTCGACTCGGTCGCAGCGCTCGACGGGCTCACACCGTCAGTCGATCTCGAAGTGAACACCGGCGACGTCTCGGCCGCCGTCGACGAGCTGAACCGGCTCGACGCCGACGTCGGCGGCACCGTCACGATCGACGACTCGGACATCACGAGAGCGATCACCGGCGTCGGAGAGCTGACGTCAGCGCTCGGCAATCTCGACGGCACCGTGACGATCGACCTTGGAGACATCGACGAGGCGACCGCAGCACTCAACGATCTCGACGGCTTCACCGCCCGAGCGTCGGTGGAGCTCGACGACAGCGAGATCGACACAGCACTCGACCGTCTCGAGGATCTGAACTCGGCGGTTTCGTCGACGATCACGCTCAACGACTCGGAACTCGACGCAGCGATCCGCAAGGCGAACGACTTTCCCGACCCGATCGACACCGAGATCTCGGTCGACGACTCGGCGCTGTCGAACGCCGCCGGACTCGTCGCCGGCGGCACGCTCGCCGGCGGTGTCGCAGCCGGATTCTCGCAGGCGCTCGATCTCGGAGCGACGACGGATCTCGTGACAGCGCAGCTCGGACTCACGACCGAGGCCGCCGCTCAAGCCGGCGACGTCGCCGCCAACGTCTACGCCGGAGCGTGGGGCGAGTCCGTCGGACAAGTCGGCGAGGCGCTGACCGCTGTCGGCCAGAACATCACCGATCTGAACACCGTCGGCGAGGCCGAGCTGCAAGGGCTGACGACTCGGTCGCTCGATCTCGCCAAGGCGCTCGACGAGGACGTCGGCGGCGTCACTCGATCCGTCGGTCAGCTGATCCGCACCGGACTCGCCGAAGACGCAAACGAAGCGTTCGACATTCTCGCCACCGGACTGCAGACCGGAGCGAACCGCGGGCAAGATCTGCTCGACACATTCAACGAGTACGGCACCTCGTTTCAGGGTCTCGGTCTCGACGCCAACGACGCTCTGACGATCTTGAACAACGGGCTCGACGCCGGCGTCGATAACACCGATCGCATAGCGGACGGGCTCCGCGAGTTCCGCATCCGGGTACAAGACGGCACGACCGCCGGCATCGAGGGCTTCGACAAGCTCGGCATCTCGGCCGGCGAGCTTGAGTCGGCAATCGGCGCCGGCGGACCGGCGGCCCGAGCAGCGTTTCAGCAAGTCGTGCAAGGGCTGCAGTCGATCGAAGATCCGGTCGAGCGCGACCGGATCGCATTCCAGCTCTTCGGCACCCAGCTGGAGGACTTCGGCGTCAACGCCGGCGATGTCTTCGACACGACGGCGAACGCGATCGGCGATGTGTCCGGCGCGGCCGAGCAGCTGGGCAACGATCTGAACGACAACGCGGCCACTCGGATCGAGGAATTCAAGCGGACGGCGTTGCTCGGGCTGACCGAGTTCGTCGGCAACGCCGTGATCCCGGCCGTCGAGGGGCTGATCGAAGTCTTCGGCCCTGGGCTCCGGTCAGCGTTCGAGACCGTGCGCCCCTTCATCGAGACCTTCATCCAGAGCTTCGAGACACTGCGAGCCGGATTTCAGACCGGCGAGTTCTTCGGCGGCGGCGGCATCTTCGACGTGATGAACGCCATCGGCGTCGCAGCTCGCGAAGTCGTCGATCAGATCGAGCAGCTGATCCCGACCATCGTCGAGCTGGCCGGGGCGTTCGTCGCCGGCGTGCTGCCCGGTCTACTCGAAGTCGTCGGCACGATCGCAGCGACCGTCGTACCGGCGCTGCTCGACGTCGGTGCCGTCATCGTCGACGACGTGCTGCCGGTTGTGCTCGATCTCGCCGGCACGTTCGTCTCGGACGTGCTGCCGGTGCTCGCACAGTTCGCCGGATTCATCATCGAGAACGTCGTGCCGGTCGTCGCTGAGATCGTCGGTGCCGTCGCTCGCTTCCTCGGAGTGCTCAACGAAGCGAAGATCCTGCTGCCGATCATCGTCGGCGCGCTCGCCGTGGTTCTCGGCCCATTCACACTGCTCGGCGGCGCCGTCGTCGCTCTCGTCACTGGGTTGATCCTGCTGTACAACCGCTTCGAGCTGGTCCGCACAATCGTCGGCATCGTCGGCGACGTGCTCGGCTTCCTGTTCGGTCTGCTCGGCGACATCATCGTCGGCATCATCGACTTCGGCTCGGCGATCGTGGGCTTCCTGATCGACCCGCTGTCAGCGCTCGGCGGTGTGCTCGATGTCGTCGGCGCGGCGTTCGGGCTGCTCGCCGATGTCGTGACCGCCGTCTTCGGCGTGATCGTCGACGTCGTCGGCGCCGGCATCGGCTTCGTCGTCGATCTGTTCACCGGAGCCGGCGACTCGATCGGCGGCGCATGGTCCGCACTGTGGGACGGGCTGCTCGCCGTCGTCTCGACCGTCTTCGGTCTCGTCGGCGATGTCATCTCGGCAGGCATCGACTTCATCGTCGGACTGTTCGGCGGTGTCGCCGGCGCCGTCGGCGATGCGTGGTCCGCCGTGTGGGATCTCGTCACCGACGTCGCTCAGACCGGCCTCGACAACCTTGGCTCGATCGTCGAACTCGGACTCAACATCCTGACGACGATCTTCGACACCGTGCTCGGTCTGCTCGGCGCCGCATGGTCGCTCTACTGGGACACGATTACCGCCGTCGTCGGCGCAGCGCTCGACGCCGTCGGCGCCGTCGTGGAACTCGGCCTCGAGATCGTGACGACGATCTTCGAGACGTGGTTCGCCGTCGTCTCGGCCGTCTGGGGCTTCTTCTGGGATGCGCTCTCGGCCGTCGTCGGTGTCGCTCTCGACGTCGTCGGCGCTGCGCTCGATCTCGGTCTCGCCGTGCTGACGGGCATCGTCGAGAGCGTGCTCGACGGTCTCGCCGTCGTCTGGGATCTGTTCTGGACCGGACTCTCGGCGATCGTCGAGCTGTACATCGGAATCGTCTCGACCGTCGTGCAGACCGGACTCGATGCGGTGTCGGCAATCTTCGACACCGTCGTCGGCATCGTCACCGCAGCGTGGGATCTGTTCTGGTCCGGACTCGTCACCGTCGTCGAGACGTACATCGCTCTCGTCACCGCAGCGATCGACGTCGGACTCGCCGTGATCTCGACGATCTTCGAGACGATCACCGGAGCTGTGCAAGCGGTCTGGGACTTCTTCTGGCAGCAGCTCGTGCAGACCGTCGACTTCTATGTCGGTCTCGTTTCGGCAGCGATCGATCTCGGTCTCGCTGTGCTGACCGCTGTCTTCGAGACGGCCGCGGCCGTCATCACCGGCGTGTGGGATCTGCTGTGGGGCGGCATCCAGGCCGTCGCCGAGACCGTCATCGCTGCCGTGACGCTCGTCGTGCAGGGCTGGGCGATCATCCTCTCGGCAGCGTTCGAGGTGATCTCGGCCGTCGCCGGCGCCGTCTGGGACACGTTCTGGGCGACCGTGCAAGCCGTCGTCGACACCGTCATCGCTGTCGTCGTCGGTCTCGTCGACACCGGACTGAACAACGTGCGCACGATCTTCGAGACCGTGACCGGCATCGTGCAGACCGTCGTCTCGACAGCGTTCACAGCGATCCAGACGACGATCTCGACCGTCATGTCGATCGTGAGCGGCATCGTCAGCTCGGTGCTCGGCACGATCCAGTCGACGTTCTCGTCGGTGCTGTCGGCGATCTCCGGTCTCGTGTCGACGATCTTCGGCACGATCCGGTCGAACATCTCGACGGCGATGTCGGCGATCTCGGCCATCGTCAGCTCGGTGCTCGGCATCATCCGGTCGACGTTCTCCGCCGTCTTCACCGCGATCCGCACCGTCGTCTCGACAGCCATGTCGAGCATCCGCACCGTGATCTCGGCCGGCATGGCAGTCGTGCGGAGCGTGATCACGACCGCAGTCACGACGATCCAGCGAGTCTGGTCGACCGCATGGGGCGTCATCGAGCGAGTCGTCAACACCGCCCGCAGCGGCATCGACGCAGCCATGTCCGGCATCCGCCGAGCGATCGAAGCGCTGCTCGGCCCGATTCAGACCGTCGTCGACGGCTTCCGCCGGATCACGAACAACATCCCGAACTTCGGCTCGATCACCTCCGGTCTCGGCGGCATCGATATCCCGTTCTTCGGCGCCGGCGGCGTCGTCGACGGTGCGACACTGCTCGTTGCCGGCGAGCGCGGCCGAGAGGCGATCGTGCCGGACTATGCGAGCTTGACCGACATCAAGCGCATCCTCGGCCGCACGTCGATCCTCGACCGGCTCGCCGCCGACTTCTCGGCTCAGCAGCGAGCAGCGTTCTCGGCGTTCACTCAGCGCACCGAAGACGATCAGTCGCTCGGCGACCCCGGCGGCCGGTTCGGTGGAGCTCCACCGCCGCCGACGTTCGTCGACAACTCGCAGCATCACTACGATCTCAAGATCGTCGACGGCTCCGGCACCGCAGCGTCGAAGCAGCGCACAGCGTCGGCCGTGCTCGGCGAGATCAAGCGCAAGCGACCGCCGCGCCGTCCGGCCGGCAGCTGGAGGGCCGCCCGGTGAGGCATCTGCTCGGTTACCTGCATCTCGAGGATCTGACCGGCCAGTGCGTCGAGCTGATCAACGGCGCACGGACCGCAGCACTCATCGACCGGGCACGGCAGAACCCGACCGGCGCCGACGGCTGCCGAGTGCACGAGCACTGGGACGAGCGACCGCTCTCCGGTGAGCGTGTCTGGTTCGGCAATGACATCTGGGCTTTCAACTCCGGCCAGTACGGCGCCGACTCGGCGCTGTGGGACGACCCGCTCGGCGAGCAAGATCTCAACCCGTGGGAAGACACCGACAACCCAGCGACGGCCGAGGTCGCCGGCTTCCTGCCGGACGCTCCCGGCCCCGGCCTCGGTCTCGTGCTCGAAGCGCCGACCGAAGCACGAGTCATGGAGTCGAGCCGAGTCGAGCCGCTAGAGCTGGTCGTCACCGGCACCGTCGTCGCCGGCACGAGCCGCGGCGAGTCGGCGTACCTGCAGTGGCTCAACCGAGTGCTGACCGACCCCTACACGTTCCGCACCGGTTGGAAGGCGACCGTCTTCACTCACTGCCCGGACGAGACGGTCTGGGATCCGATCACCGATCCGTTCGATCTGCCGCCGGACCCGAACGGCGCTCCGACGTACCCGCCGACGTGGGACGACCCGGCGCCGGACGTCCTCGAGGAGTGGGCCGGCGCGACACCGTGGCCGCTCGACTCGGCGATCTGGCAGCTGTTCGACGTGCGCTTCGTGTCGATCGACCCGCTCAACGATCAACCGCTGTTCCCGCACGCCGTCGGCCGCCGCTACGCCATCCGGTTCGCCGTCGGCCGGCACAACGTGTACGACCGGCCTCGGACGCTCGCGACGCTCGGCGGAACCGGCGAGTGGGTCACCGGCGAGTCGTACTCGAACCCCCTTGAAGTCGGCGATCCGGTCGAGACCGTCGATCAGTTCGATCTCGGGCCGCCCGGTGTCGCTGTGCCGCTCCGGCCCGGCCGGCAGTCCGGACTCATCGCCGGCCCCGGCCGGTGGTCGCTGCCCGAGTCGTGCATGCGAGAGGCTGCGCTCACACCACCGCGAGCGGTCACGCTCCGAGATCAGATGATCGTCGAGATCCACAACCCGTCAGCGGTCAGCTGGGTCTACAACGCACGAGTGCGGTTCTGGAAGGCGTATGTCGGCTTCGCACCGCCGAACACCGCTGTCGGCGACCAGTTCTATCGAGATCTCGAACCGGCGGCCGAGCTGCGGATCATCAAGATCGGCCCCGGCGAAACGCTGGAGTACGACGGCCGCACGAAGCGAGTCACGCTCAAGCGGCCCGGCATCATCGAAGACGTCGTGCCCGGCCGGATCGTCGGCCGATCCGGCAGTCGTGTCGAACCACCGCCGCTTGAGTGCAACAACCGCTACTGGGTCGGGGTCGAGCTGTCGACCGACTCGGGCTCGTACGGTGATCTCGATCTCGAAGTGACCGTACGAGGAGCGATGGAGATGATCCCGACATGAGCACGGCGGCCGGTCTGGTCTGCATGCTGCCGATCGGCTCGGGCGACTGGACGGCCTATCTCGCTGATCGGCTCACCGGCGCCGAGCTGCCGCTTGAGCGCACGACGTGGCGGGGCTCGGCCGGCCGTGCATACCGGCGGCCGTCCGAAGCGTCGATCGTGCTCGATCCGGAGTACGCCGCCCGGTTCGGGCGCCGTCCGCTGCTCTGGTCGAACGAGCTGCGGTATCGCCGCGACGACGGGCTGATGTGGACCGGCCCGATTGTCTCGGTCGACGACGATCCCGACGACGGCGTCGTGTGGGAAGCACGAGACCGGATGGAGCTGGTCGTGCAGCGCCGCTGGTTCTGGCGCACCGGCGCATACTCCGGCGACACCGCCCGGCTGATGTCGATCGCTCTCGACGCCGGCGACTACTCCGACCCGACGCTGCTCGTCCGAGACGAACGCTCGACCGGGGTCATCGTCGACATGCCGGTCGTCGCCGGCGACAAGATCGGCGACGCGCTCGAAGCGATCGGCGTGCCGTGGACCGTCGTCGGCGACGTCGTGCGATACGGCGACATCCTCGTCGAGTCCGGCTTCACCCTCGAGGCCGACGGCTTCGGCGACAACCGGCCCCCGCTCCGAGCCGACGGATACGAGCGGCTGTCGCACGTCTGCGCCGTCACCGAGAACAACGGCCGAGTCTTCTTCCCGTCGGCCGACCCCGAAGACCGAGACCCCGGCTCGCCGTTGCTCGTCGACACGATCGACGTCGGCGACGTCTCGGTCGGCGCCGCACGACAGCTCGCCCGGCAAGCGTGGCTGCGACGCCGCGGCGAGCTTGCGGTCGTCTCCGACGCCGACTCGCCGCTGCCGTTCGACTTCCCACTGCAAGCCGACACGCTCGTGCCCGGCGCTGTGCTCACCTCGTCGTCAGCCGGCCGGCAGCTGACCGCCGAACGCATCCCGGTCTATCTCGACTCGGTGAACTTCGAGATCGCCGACGGTGTCGAGAACGCATCGACCGGCGAGCTGGTTCACGCGACCGAGATCGACGTGACCGACCGCACCACGCAGCGTCTCGGACCGGCCTCGAACGCCGGCACGTTCTTCCCGACGACCGAGACCTACCCGCTCGACCAGCTCGACGGACACGACTGGAACGAGCTTGATCTCGACCCTGTCGGCGACTTCGATCCGGGCGACCCCGGCGGCCCGCTGCCGAAACTCGACCCGATCCGGTGGGACCCTCAACCGCCGATACCGCCGTTCGGCCCAGACGGCGCACCGACGGCAGCCGACGAGCCGGAGGCCGACGACGGGTGCGCTTGCTTCAAAGCGCCGATCTGGCTGTGCACGACGCTCCGGGGCGGCGACACGACATGGACCTCGCTCGACGGTGACACTCGGACGCTGTCACCGCGGCATGCCAGACAGACGGCCGACGGCGGTCTGATCACGCACGCCAACCAAGGCCAGCCACAGATGCAGTTCTATGACCCGAACAACCAGGGCGATCTGACATCCGGTGTGCTCCGATACGACATCGAGGTGACCTGCCACTGGGACTACCCGGCCGACGATGGCGTGCATTCGTACTGCTACTTCCGGTTCGGTGACTGGAACTTCGCTGCGATGATCTTGCATCCAGGCTGGTTCAACAATCCGCCGTCGGCGGTTCCTCCGGAGCCGGAGTTTCACGCTCTGCACAGCGCCTACAACCCGGGCAGCTTCGCCGACGCGACGCTTGACTCTGACCCGTCGACGGTGCCCGGTCTGACCGGCTTCACCCGCGGCCGCATGGTCGCCGAGTACGACATCGACACCGGCGACGCCGAACTCTGGCTCGGGCTACCCGGCGGTGCGCTCGTCTCGCAAGGCGCGAAGAACATTCTCGGAGCGGGCACCGCCGACGCCGGCGGCGGCTTCGAGTTCAATTGGGATTACACCGGCAAGTACAACCTGCCGGCCAACTACACGCACGTCGTGCTGCACTCGGCGATCGTGCAGCTCGACGGCGTCGACCTGATGCGAGCCGACGCCGCGGCGATGAACTCGATCGTGCCGCCGCACCGACCCGGCGTCGAGCTGCTTGATCAGGTGTACGGCTTCGGCCCCGGCGGATATCAGCTGTTCGGTGGCTCGTTCGATTCGTGGTTCACGTTCTCGCCGAACGGCTCACCGTTGCTGATCTCGGTCGACGGCACCGGCGACGACGATCCGAACTACACCGGCAACGAGCCGATCTGGGTCGACGGCGACCCGCTGATCGAGCCGGCAATCGCCGCGGCCAACCGGCTCGATCCGGCGCACATCGAGATCTACAACGCTCAGCCGAGCGAGTGGCTGCCAGCAAACGGCGACGCTCATCTCGTGTACGCCATCGCTGATCTCGCTGGCTTCGATAACGTCCGCGACGGCTGGCCGTCCGGCTTCTGGCCGTTCGGGCCCCGCATCCACTGATCCGGCCGCGGTGCATCATCCGAACATGGCATCGATCGAGCCGAATGACAGCATCGACGTCGCCGACGGAGCGAACCCCGACGCTGTCGCCCCATCGGTCCGTATCTGGCGGATCTCACCGATCCGGCTGCGATCCGGCACGGTGCCGCCGGACTTCACCGACAACGGCAACGACATCTACCTGCTCGGCGACGACGACGACGACACGGTCGAGCCGTCGGTGCTATCCGGCCTCGGTAACAGCTTGCGCAACGGTCTCAAGCGGACCTACACCGACGAGGGCTCGCCGTCGCTGTGGGCCGAACCGGCGCCGCAGTCGTATGACTCGGCGGGCAGCTCGGTCGGCACGGTCGGCAACCCGACCGGCCCCCCGGGGGCCGCCGACACGACGATCGATCTCGGTGTCGCAGCGACTCATTCGATCGTGAACAACGGCGACTTCCCGCTCGTCGTGCGGCCGGTCATCTCGATCGTCGGCGCCCGCTACGAGTCGCCGCTGGCGACGCTCCGGGCGAACCTGACGATCACCGCTGACGCCGTCGTGACGAACGTCAGCCGGGACCTGTTCTTCGGCTACGGCGGCTCGAACACGATCGCGCTGCCGGCGGTCAACGTGGCGACCGGCGGCTCGTACCAGCTCGACGCCGAGCTGCAGCTGATCTACCGACAGGCCGTCGCCGAGGCGTTCGAGTTCGCTGTCGCCGGCGCTCAAGTCGTCTTCCAAATCATCGAGTACACGAGCGCCGGGAGCTGACCGCATGGTCTCGACCCTGACCGACAACCGCTGCCGAGCGTGCGGCGGCTCGACCGCAGCCGACATCTCGACACACGAAGCGACACCGGACCCGCATCCCGGCTACCTCCTCGAGGTCGACGCCGCGGCGACGTATGCGACGGCCGCCGCAATCGCGACAGCGGTGTCGGATCACGAAGCGCTCGCGAACCCGCACCCGGTGTACCTCACGCAAGCAGAAGGCGATGCGGCGTACGAACCGCTCGGCGGTGGCGGCGCCTCGGTCGCAGCGCACGTCGCTGACGCCGGCGATCCGCACGCCGCGGCCGGCTACACGAAGACGACCTTCGTCGAAGACCGAACCGGTTGGGGCTACTACCAGAACGACACCGAGACGTCAGGCGCTCCGCTCGTGCTCGTCGCAGCGACACCGGCCGATCTGCCGAACCCGGCCGACACGACGAACGAGAACGAGCTTCCGTCGGACCGGACCGACTTCTACGAGACGACGGGGGACACGGTCACGTTCGGCTCGGTCGACGAGCTGGTCGAGATCGAGGTGCAGCTCACCGTCGAAGCCGTCGCCGCTACCGACTGGCTCGACATCTGGCTCGAAGAGTCCGGCGGCACCGAGCACGGCCGCACGACGTTCGCATTGCCGAAAGGCACGACACCGCAGACGCTCGTGCATCGGTTCGCTGTCGCTGCGTCGGCGTTGCTCGTCGCCAACGGCGGCACGGTCCGAGTCGAGTCGAACGACGCCGTCTCGGTGTACGACATCCGCTACCTGATCAGCAGATCGCACTTCACTCGCACGACGTAGAACTCCAGTGCTAGAGTGGCGGTCATGGAAACCACTCAGCAGCAGAACACACGAGTCGACCGGTTCACCGAGGTGAAGACGGCAAAGCTCCGTCTGGCGGTCGGCGAGCACAGCGGCGGCGGCACGTTCACCGTCGCCGATCTCAGCAGCGACGCCGGCGGCGTCTGGGTCACGATCGTCGACGGCGAGTCCGACGGCATCCGCCGCTTCTATCCGATGCACCGGATCCACTCGATCGACGTCGAGTCGTCTCACTTCGACGACGTCGATCACGACGAGATCCCGTTCTAGTTCGCCCCCCCGACCGGACGGACCGGCCGTCGAGTCCGCTTGATCTCCCGTCTCCGCTCACCGGATAGAGCAGCCATCCGAAGCAGAGATTCCCGATCGAGCGGCCGACGGCCGGTCTCGTTCTGACTCTACGCAGATCGGAGACCACGCACCATGGAACCGACCAACGAACAGTCGGCGATCATCGACGCCGCCGGCGACGGGCGGCATCTGCTCGTCGAAGCGCTCGCCGGCACCGGCAAGACGACGACGATGGAGGAGCTCGTCCGCCGCAATCCGGGCGGCCCGTCGCTGTACATCGCCTTCAACCGCTCGATCGTCGACGAAGCGACAGAGCAGATGCCGCCCGTCGTCCGCTGCGCGACCGTGCACGAGCTGGCGTATCGAGCGATCGGCTCGCCGTGGACGAAGCGAACTCGCATGCCCCGGATGAAGTCGACCGAGATCGCACGCCGGCTCGGCCTCGAGGCGATGTGGCTCAACGGACCGTGGGGCAGCAAGCGAGTCTCGGCCGGATTCCTCGGCGGGCTCATCGTGTCGTCGCTCAAGCGGTTCGCCCGCACCGGCGATCTCGTGCCGGGCCCGCAGCACGTGCCGCTACCTCGGGCAGCGCAGCTCGATCCGGGCATCCGGCTACTCGGCCGCGAGATCCGATCGCTGATCGCACCGAAGCTCGCTCAAGCGTGGGCGCTGACGACCGCCGTCGACGGCGAGCTGCCGATCGACGGAAACGTGATCATCAAGATGTGGCAGCTCTCGAACCCGGTGCTGCCGTACGACCGGATCATCGTCGACGAGGCGCAGGACATGAATGACGCCGCTCGTGCGGTGATCGAAGCGCAGATCGACCGGTCGCAGCTGATCATCGTCGGCGACACGTGGCAGCAGATCAATGCATGGAACGGCGCCGTCAATGCGCTGTCGAAGTTCTCGAAGCTGATCGACCGGCCGCCGCTGTACCTGACGAACTCGTGGCGGTTCGGACCGGAGATCGCCGAGCGAGCGAACCTCGTGCTCGACACGCTCGGCGCTCCGACCCGGCTCGTCGGCCGCGGCGCACCGGGCGAAGTCCGGCACCTCGACTCGCCGGATGTGCGACTCAGCCGGACGAACGCCGAAGCGGTCAGAGTCGCGCTCGAAGCGCTGGCCGACGGCCGGCGGCCGCACATCGTCGGCGGCGCTACCGACGTCGTGAACTTCGCCGAGAACGTCATCGAGCTCCAGCGCGGCGGCACGGTCACGCATCCGGAGCTGGTGTGCTTCGACTCATGGGCCGACGTGCTCGCATACGTCGCGACCGACGAACTCGGCGCCGAGCTGAGCGGCTTGGTGAACCTGATCCTCAAGTTCGGCGCTCAGACGATCGTCGACACGATGGGCAAGCAGCCGGACGAAGACGACGCCGACATCGTGCTGTCGACGACGCACAAGATCAAGGGTCGGCAGTGGCCGACCGTTCAAATCGCAGGCGACTTCACCGTGCTGCCCGGAGTTCTCGACGACGTCGAAGAGCTGCGGCTGCTGTACGTCGCAGCGACTCGACCGCGGACGACGCTCGACGTCTGCGAGCCGATGTTCTACCCGGATCGAGCACCCGAATTGGAGGACAACAATGGAAGCTCAGACGACGGAGACGCTGACCGAGCGGCCGGAGCTGATCGACCCGACCGAGTGGAAGCGTGAGCTGCTTGCGAGCGGCCGAGCGATCATCTGCCGGCAGGTGCGAGTCGACTGGCCGGAGACGGTGCAGACGTGCTTGCCGCACGACATGCTCGTCGCGTACTGGTGGTCGAGAGTGATCGGCTGCTGTCCGGCGGTCGCCGTGTCGTATCTGCACCACGTGGCGGTCACGGCCGGCTCGGTCGACGTCGATCGGCTGTCGGCGCTGCTCACTCCGATCGATGGCGGCTCGGTGCTCGAACCGGGCTCGATCGTCGACGAGTGGAACGTCATCGACAACATCGTCGCCGCCGCTCGGTATCGGCTCGTGCTGTGCACCGAGCACGAGCTGCTGCTGCCGACGCTCGTGCCGCAGCCGGGCTCGGTGAGCTTCGAGCACATCGAGGCGCTGTTGCGAGGTGACGACTGATGGGCACCGACTGCTCTGGATTCACTGGCACGATCACCGTGACCGGCTCGACCGGCCCGGATGATCCGCACTGCGAGACGTGCGGACGGCGGCACTCGGAACACGAGCGAGCTGACCGGTTGAGCGAGCTGCAGACGGCGCTTGAACGACTGCACTCCGAGCGGCGACTCGACTGCGTCGTCGCCGGCAAGACAACGAACGACGGCCGGCCGGCGTCGGTCTGCACCGAGATCATCACCCGACACCAGCAGATGTGCGCCGGCTGCGCCGCTCGACGACTGCTCGGAGGTGGCGGCTCATGACCGAGCTGATCAGCGACACGATGAGACTCGTGCTCGAAGCCGAGACCGTCGCCCTGCCGGCACAGACCGGCCCGTACGTCGAGTACAAGTGCGGCTGCAGCGAGTACATCGGCGACATCGACGCTCACCACTGGAACCGATGCGCTCCGCACGACCGGCATCTCGTCACTCGCTCCGGCGACTCGGAGATCTGCCGGCGCTGCGAGGTCGTGCATCACTACGTCGACAGCCGGATCGAAGCGGTCACCGGCACCGGCGGTCTCGTCTTCGTCTGGTGGCAAGACGACCACGGCTCGAAGTGGATCGGCCGAGCGCTCGGAGCGTCGACCGACGTCTCGAAGTTGCTCGTCGACTCGGCGCACTGCACTGACGAACCGGCGGCCGAGCCGGAGCCGGAGCCCCGGCAGCGGCGGACGTTCTTCGTCGTCTGGTGCTCGATCTGTGATCCGAAGCCCGACGACCGGCACCCGTCGACGGTGTTCGGCGCCGAAGACGAGCGCGAAGAGTGGATCGAGCAGCACACCGCCGGACACACCGGCTTCGGTGATGGCGAACCGACGTACACGAGGAAGGAAGCGAAGCGATGAGCGACGACGACATGTTGACCGACCCGTGGGGGATCGCAGACGAGATCGACGGACTCGTCGACGGCTACGACCCGTCGGCCGAAGAACCGCCGACCGTCACCGACGAACAGGCCGCCGACTGGGCCGGCCGACGGCTGCTCGCTCTTCGGTTCACAGCCGACGAGATGCGGCAAGTGCAAGCGCAGTACGCCGCCGAGATCGCCCGGCTCCGACAGCGCCTCGAGGAAGAGATCGCTCGGCTGAACGATCAGCGCGACGAGCACGTCGAGCAGCTGCAGTCGACGCTCGTCGCGCTGTCCGGCCAGCTGCAGCGCATGCACGCACAGCGGATCGCTCACAGTGAGCAGCTGCACCGCATCGCCGCATCTGCCGCAGCGGACGAGGGCCGGTCGGAGCCGAAGAAGCGGCTGCCGACGACGATCCGAGTGCCGCACGGCACGCTGCGGTCGCGACAAGCGTCCAGCAACGCTGTCGTGAGCTTCGATCCGGAGCACGAGACCGACATCGTGAAGTGGCTCGAAGCGAACGGCTACGGCGAAGGCGTGCGGGTCAAGCCGGCGGTCGCTGAGCAGCGGCTCGTCGACAAGCGCAAGCTCGGCGGGCTGGTGAAGCGTGACGACGACGGCAAGATCGTCGGTCTGACGAACGACGCCGGGGACGAGTGTCCGCACGTCACGGTCACCGACCGAGGCCGTGCGTACTGGATCGAGCTGCCGGACGGCCGCAGCTCGAAAGACTGGATGCCCGAGCACTGATAGAACGGAAGTACTAGCATGGCTGACATGGAAACCACTCACGACGAACAGACGACGACCGACGACGATCCGGAGCTGGAGCTCCCGCCGGTCGAAGAGCAACCGACGACCGACGAGACACCGGCCGAGACCGGCCGAGAGACCGACTCAGCGGTCGTGCAGTACACCGACCGAGACCGAGACGTCATCGCGTCCGTCGTCGGTCAAGGTGAGCTGAACGACGACGAGATCGACTTCGTGCTCGCTCAAGCGAAGCGGCTCGGTCTCGATGTGATGACCAAGCACATGCACGCCTGGAAGCAAGACGGGAAGCTGATCATGATGGTCGGCATCGACGGGCTGCGGCTCGTCGCTCGCCGCACCGGTCAGTTCCTCGGCCGAGACGATCCGGAGTGGCTGACCGCTGACGGCCGCTGGGTCGATGCGTTCATCACCGGCGCCGACGGCTACGGCCGGTTCCCGCTCGCAGCTCGTGTGCGAGTGCACCGCCGCGGCGATCTGCATCCGACGACCGGTCTCGCGCTGTGGGCCGAGTCGGCGAAGCTGTACGCCGACGGCAACCCGAAGGCGTCATGGAAGTCGATGCCGGCGCACATGCTCGCGAAGGTCGCCGAAGCGATGGCGCTGCGAGCTGCGTTCCCGGCCGAGCTGGCCGGCGTCTACACCGACGACGAGATCGCTCACGCTGACGATCTGCTCGCCGACCGGGGCGATCCGGCGAAGAATCCGGGCGCCGGCGACGAGACGATCGCAGCGCTCGAAGCTCGACTCGCTGCGATGCAGCCGGAGACTCGCGCTCGGCTCGAAGGGTGGTGGTCGACGCAGTACGGCCCCGGTGTGCTCAACGATCCGAACGTGCTGCCGCTCTCGCAAGGCGGTCTGCACCGGTTCACTGCCGCATCGGAGCACGTGACGTACGTCGAGCAGATGATCGGCCGAGCGGAGCAGCACGACGCCGACAAGGGCGGCGACAGCTCCGGACCAGAGCCGGAGACGCCGGCGCCGACCGGCACTTCGTCGGCCGGCAAGCCGACCGAACCGTCCGGCGAGCCGGCACCGTTTACCGATCTCGAGGCGACCGTGCTCGCAGCGCTGGAGATTGCGCCGGAGTCGAACCCCGACGAGATCGCCGCGGCCGGCGGCGTGCCGAAGGATGCGTCGCTCATGACGGCGATCGCTGCGCTGCTTGAGGGCGATCTGATCGAGCCGGTCGGCGACGGCCGAGGGCCAGCGAAGAAGTACCAACGGAACGAACCATTGATCGCCGAGATCGAGGGAGATGCGTGATGACAGACGACAAGCCGACATGGGTCCGAGTGCTCGACGCAGCGGTCGAGATCGCCGCCGAAGAGGGCATCGATGTCGTGTCGCACCGATTGGTCGGCACTCGGGCCGGTCTCGCTCCGAGCAACGTCGCGTACTATCACCCGACGGCCGAACACCTGCGCCGAGCGGCCGCTCTACAGATCACATCACGTGGCATGCCGGAGTGGGGCCGAGTCGAGTTCGCCGTGCGCCGCTGTCTGCCGGACGGACATCCGGAGCGTATGCCGTGGCCGACGGATGAGCTGTCCGAGTGGTCACCGCCTGATGACGACGCCGTCGTCGCCGATGCCGTGCTGTGGCTGTACCGACACGGAACGGAGGCGACCGATGCCGACGAGTGACGTGCCGACGACCGGCGTGCACGAGTGGGGACACCGCCGAGTGCGGTCGCTCAGCCGGTCACACTACGGTGTGACGCACATGCTCCGAGAGGCCCGGCGGCCGTGCTCGGTGATGATCGTCATGCTGCCGCCGGATCGGTCGCTTGTGGCGCTCGTGCCGCACGAGCAGCTGCGCAACTCGGTCGTCTGCCGAGCCGGTCGGCCGAGGGTCCGGTACGGCGTCGACACCGTGCTTCGGCTCGGAGAGTCGCCGTTCACCGGTCTCGGCGGCGTCAATGTCGTCATCATCGGCGAACAGCGCTCGGCCGTCGACCGCCGCGGCCGCGACGTGATCGTGATCGACGACGCACGCTTCGTCATCCGACCGTCGAGTCTGCCCGCGCATGGCTGGGTCGAGGATCACGACATCGAGCTGCCGGTGGCCGACGGATGAGCGCTCGATACGACCGGCTGCCGATACCGCCGGACGAAGACCGAGCGATCTTCTACGTCGGCACCGGCGAGACGCCGCTCACGATGAACCAGCTCGTCGGCAAACACTGGTCCGCCTATAACCGGCACATCAACTCATGGAAAGACGCAGTCGCCGGCGTGCTCGGCATGCACCGATCGCTGCGGTCTCGGCAGTACCGGACCTTCGAGCTGCACTTCTTCCCGCTCTACCCGACGAGTCACCGGGGCGAGCTGCCAGACACAGCAGCGCTGGCCCCGGTCACCAAGGGCATCGTCGACGGGCTCGTCGCCGCCGGCGTGCTCTTCGAGGACAACCCGCATCACAACGACGTCGAGCATCACCACGCCGGCCGTCGACGAGACGACGTGCCCTGGCCGATCATCGAAGTGCACATCGGCCGTCGACAAGACGACGACGAGCACATCATCTGCAGCTGCAGGACCGCATACGAATCGAAGAGAGCCGGCGCCGCCGCCGGACGGAAGGGACAGCGATGACAGACCAAGCCGAGTTGGAGCTCCAGCTCATCGAACCGAGAAAGATGAAGACGCTCAAGGCGGCCACGCACACCGAGCGAGAGCGGATCGCCGGACACATGTCGGCGTTCACCGTGCCGTTTGGGCAGCTCCGGCTCTCGACGAACGTCCGCCTGGAGGCCGACGCCGACGTGCTCGACCTCGCCGAGGACATCCGGACGAACGGGCTACTGCAGCCGATCGCTGTGCGACCGTACGGCGAAGACGCCGAGGGAGGCTCGGTCTTCGTCGTCGAAACTGGCGAGCGCCGGTACCACGCTCTGCGAGCGCTGCGATTCGAGTCGCACGACCGAGTGCCAGTGCACGTGCTCGACCCGGTCGCCGGTGTCGACCGAGTCGTGCGACAGCACGCCGAGAACGCTCAGCGCAAGGATCTGACGCCGCTCGACGAGGCCGAGACGCTGCGGCAGTTGACCGAGCTGCACGGACTCAAGATCCGAGATGCGGCGAAGCATCTCGGCATCGACCGCAACACAGCGTCTCGCCGGCTGCTGCTGCTCCGACTGCCGGACGAGGGGCGGCGCATGCTCGCCGCCGGCGAGTGGGAAGAGGTCGAGGGCGCGCAGCTCGTCGGTCGGCTCGTCCGCGACAAGGCACCGGCCGAGCTTGTCGAGCAGCTGCTCGGAGCGACCCGGCATCGAGCACAGCGAGCGCTCGACAAGCACACCGTCGGCCGTGACCGAGACCGTGCGGTCGCTCAGCTGGAGACACGTGGCTTCGGCATCGTGACGAACCCGAAGAACGGGCCCGCTCCGGCCGGCCGCCGCACTCGCATCGGCCCGGAGATCGACCCGGAAAAGATCAAGCAGCTCGACCCCGACGACATCGACACCGTGCGAGATCCGGACGGCAAGCCGATCGTCTCCGTGCAGCTCTTCGACGGCGTGCATCCGACGCTGATCATCAACCGGCTGGAGCTGACCGACACAGCGCCGAAGCTCGACGCTCCGTCGGCCGACAACGACGCACCGCTCGGCTACGCCATCAAGCAAGCCGGCCGAGAGGCCCAGATCGGTCGCCGTAGCGGTGAAGTCGTCGAGTGGATGCGCGGCCCCGGACCGGCCAGCACCGATGACGACGATCTGTGGGCCGCCGTCATGCAGACGCTTGTCAGCCGCTCGCACTTCATCGATCTGAAGTCGGTCGCCGACATCGCCGGCGTCGAGCCGGTGCTCGACGAGCACGGCAAGGTGCACTCGGAAGGCACCGCCCGCCGGTGGTACGACGAGTGCGACGGCACAGAGTGCCGGCGGATCTGTCTCGCGACCGTGCTGCTCATCGGCGCCACGCACGTCGCGAGCCTCGAGGCCGGCGACATGCCCGGCCCGTCGCCGCTGCACGAGACGCTGTTCGCTCTCGTGCCGGATCTGTCGCCGGTCGCCGACGAGGCCGGCTTCCGTGCGCTGGCGATCGCCGCCGCGATCGCTCACGACGAGCAGCTGAGCAATGAGTCCAGCTCCGACGACAACGATGACGGCGACGAGTAGTCTCGTCCGTACAGATGCTCTCGTCTCCGAGCGGCGGTGCGAGAGCCCTGTGCCAGTGCGCCGGCGCACGTCCCCGATGGATGTGCGCCGGCGCACTACTGTCTCCGAGTGCTCACGAGCGTATGCGCCCGAATCGGTTGCGACGAGCCCACAGATCGGGCATCACGGATCGTGGTGCGCTCCGACACCGGCAGTGACGGCATCGAGCTGCTGCTGCCGGTCACGCTGTGCGACGGCTGCTCGATCTCGCTGGGGCTCGTCGAGCTACGTGCGTTCGTCCGCCGGCCCGGCGATCACCACGCCGAGTGACATCCGAGAATCGGTCGCCGGATGAGCGGCCCCGTCGAACCGACGACGCTCGCCGAAGCGCATGCCGAGATCGACCGGCTACGCCGAGCGCTCCGGATGAACGGCGACGACCCGGATGTAGTCGTCATCACGTACGGCCGAGACAACGCCGCCGTCGAGCTGGTCACGGATCTGCTCGGCATCGTGCCGCCGGCCGAGTGGCGAACGCTTGCGCTCCGAGCGCTCGACCGAGATCTGCTCGGCGACGAAGAGTGGTGGGCCGCGCTGCAGCGCCGTCGCCGACGCATCGCCGGCCGACCGATCCGGCCCGGTGATCTGCCGTCGCTGTCGACGAGAGTCACCGTCGCTCATCAGCTGCTCATCGCCGACATCGCCTATCGGCACCGGCCGGACAGCGAAGAGCCGGCAGACGCCGTCCGAACGGTCTCGGGCCGGATACGGCGTTACGAGTACACAGATGCCCGCCGGATCGCATACCGGCGATCTGAGGGCCGCTGCGAGGCCGACGGGCTGCATCACCGAGACTGCCCCGGCACGGTCGACAGTGCACGCTCGCCGGACACGTTCAGGACTCATCACATCTACCCGAGAGAGCGGGCGAAGCGTGACGGCATGCTCGACGATCCGCTGCTCGATCATCCGGGCAACCTGCTCGTCGTTTGGAACGGTCACACCGGGCTCGGCGCCGGAGGCTGTCATCGCCGCATCCACACCGAGCGGGCGCTCGCTCACGAGCTGGGGTATCTGCATCGAGATCTCGCTCACGTAGTACCGTGATCGACCGCAGTCATCCGAGACACAATCACTGGAGAACACCATGCGACAGAAGATCAACGTCACCGGCTCTACCGTGATCGACGCCGGGCTCGAACTCGAGGACGATGCCGTGCTCGTCGTCGTCGGCCAGTGCTCACGAGACGGCGCTGTGCTGCAGCAGTCGGCCGGCCGAGTCGAAGTGCGCGGCATCAAGATGAACGACGCGATCCTCTTGACCGGCGCCGAGGCGGCCGAGTGGCGGCAGCGGATCGCCGACGAGAACAACGACGCTGACGAGCATGTGATCAACGGCAACGGCGGTGACGAGCCCGCCGACGGCTGATGCACCGCCGCCCCCGCCGTGGCCCGGATCACGATGCACGAGCGACACGGTCGACCCCCGGATCTGGTTCTCGGACGAACCGGCCGACGTCGCCGAAGCTCGCTCGATCTGCGTGCTCTGCCCGGTCGTCGGCGTCTGCCGACAGTTCGGCCGCCGGCAAGCCGCCGGCGTGTGGGGCGGACTCACTCGCGAGCAGCGAGATCTCGCCGGTCTGACTCTCGGCGAGGCCGAGTTCTGCACCGTCTGCGGCGATCTTCTACCGGACGGTCACAGCTCAAGCATCTGCAGCGCCGCTTGCTACAGGCGCAAGTCGATCTCGACTCGGAAGCAAGCCCGAGTCGAGATCTCCGCGTCACGAGCGTGCGAGCGGTGCGAGTGCGCGATCTGGCCGCAGTCACGATCGTGTCTCGTCTGCGGTCACATCGTCGGCGCGGCGCTCCCGAATCGCCCATGGCCCCCGCCGACTAGGCTCGTTTCCGTATGACGATCATCACACTTGCCGAGTTCGCACAGCTGACCGCCGCCGGCATCGCTCTCGGCTGGCTGCTCACTGACGAGAATGCTCTGCTCTTCGCCCCGGCTGAGTGGGCACGGAAGCGGCTCGCACGCCGGCACAGCACCGTCAGCCGCTACATCGGCAAGCTGCTGTCGTGCGCCGTATGCATCGGCTTCTGGCCGCAGCTCGCTCTCGCCCGCTACTTCGCGCCGGACGGAGACACGGTGGAGCTCCTGACCGTCGCAGCCGGCGCTCTCGTCGTGCACGTCGCATGGCAGCTCGTCGCCGGCGCTCTGATCGCAGCACGATTGAGGTAACCCCATGCCCGCTGTCCCGAACCAACCCGACCCGAACTTCGCCGGCGTCCGAAAGGCGACCGACCGGCTCAACAACGTGGAGACTCCGATGCTCGCCGCTGACATCCGCACCGAAGGACACGAGCAGATCGTGCTCGGCTGTGCCAGCTGCTCGGCGTACTCGCAGCAGCGAGTGACAGTGCCGAACTCCGTCGTGATGGACGCTCTCGCCGCTCCGTACGAGGACGAGAACGGCACACCGCTCGACGGCGAAGCGCTCGCCGAGCGCATGTTTCGAGACGAGCGGATCACGGCGAAGACAAGCGCCGACCCGGTGCCGCATCCGCCGTCGTCTGACTGGCAGCCCCGGCATCTGATGCAGCGAGCGGTCGACATGACGAACGCCGGGCTGATCCCGTTCTCGCCGTTCGGCTCGTTCGTCGTGCAAGACGGCATGCGTGACCGGCCGATCTTCGCCGAGTGGCAGAACCGGTATCTCGACGAGCTGCCGTCGACGTCGACGCTGACGGTCGTCGAGACCGCTCCACCCGAGCTGCCGGCTGCCGAGCCGGTCAACGTCGCCGACATGCGACCGAGCGATCTCGCTGCCGACCTCGAGGCCGGATGGGAAGCCGAGCACGCCGCGGCCGAGCCCGTCGACGAGCCGCCGGCCGACCCGTACCCGGCCGACGGCAACGCACGAGCGATCAACCGGTGGGTGGGCGACGACCGCAACCGAGCCGCCGAAGCGCATCAGCGAGAGCTTGAGCGAGACCGGCCCCGCTCGACCGTCGTCAAGCACACCGAGCAGCTGCTCGCACAGTGAGCCGGTCATCTGCTCGGAAGCTGCGCCGGCGGCAGGCCGCTCAGCTCGAACGGTCCGGCGCTGATCTGACGAAGCTGCTGCCGGCACCGCCACAGCCGTCGTGGTGCCACTGGTGGAACCGTGACAAGTCGAAGTGGTACCGGCACGATCCGCGCATCGAGCAGCTGACTCGGCTGCTGATGACGTCCGCCGATCATCCGGATGTCGTCGCGATCTCGGCCGAGATCGAGCGAGTCGCCGGCGAGCGGCTTGTCAATCTAGAACCGGAGCACTAGTCTTGACGTTCTAAACCACTCCGAGCGAAGGGAAACCACTCCGCATGATCTCCGACACCTCGACGAAGAACGACGCTCACACCGCCGCCGGCGTCGAGCTGCATCAGACTTTCGACGCGATGCTCGAACAGCTCGAAGCGACATACGATGCCGACGCTTGACGGCAGCAGCCGCAGCTACACGTGCCGCTGCGGACACGACGACGAACAGCACACCGACGGCGTCTGCACCGTCACCGACTGCTACTGCGGCCGAGACCCACTCGCCGGCCGGCCTCGAGAACGCTGCCGGTGGTGCTCAACCGGCGCCGACATCGTCTGGTGCCGCACGCTGGCGAACTCGAAGCCGATACCGATCGAGCCGGACCCGAACCCGGCCGGCAACGTCGAGATCGTCGCCGCCGAGCGCGGCGTGCCGATCGTGCAGACGCACAAGGGGCCGCCGGGCATGTTCGACGAGTGGACTCCGTATATGCCGCATCACGCGACGTGCGATCAGAAGCTCGGATCACCGAGAAAGCAACCGAAGGGACAGCGATGACAGACCAAACCGACCACCCACCGATGCCGCCGGGAGCGATCGAGACAACGGAGTTCCCGCCGCCGAAGCCGCTGCCGGCACCGGAGCCGGATCTCGACCCCGCTGCCGGTCTCGAAGGCGTCGAAGCCGTCGAAGCAGAGCGGGACACGATCGAGGCCGAGCGCGACACGCTCGCCGAAGAGGTCAAGCGGCTGATCGCCGAGAACGAGATGCTGCGCACCGAGGTCGACCGTCGAGCGGAGCGGGCGGCCGAGCTGTCGCAGCTGCTCTCGTCGGAGCAGACCGACGCCGAAGCGCAAGAGGGTCGAGCGGTGCAGGCCGAGCACCGCGAGCGGCAGGCCGACCGGACGATCGAGCGGCTACGGACCGAAGCCGCCGAGTGGCAAGCGCTCTCGACGCTCGTCTGCCGGATCGCCGTCGACGCCGACGGCGTGCTGCGAGTGCCGGGCACCGTCACCGAAGCCGGACACGAGGGCGACGACGACGAGGACCGGCAGCAGATCCGGGCGCTCGTCCGGAACAACCGCACGACGCTCTGGCGTGAGGTCCGGTACGGACAGACCGGCGAGATCGCCGAAGCGATCGACGCGATCATGCGACTCCGACACCGACACCGACACGACGACACTGACGAGCCGGTCGTCGACGCCGAGATCCGCCCCTGGTGGGACGGAGAGGTCAACATCGACAACCGATTCAACGTCGAGACCGTCGCATGGGAGCCGGGCCGCGGGTGGTGCGTCCGTATCGGAGCCGTAGCGGACTTGACCAGCCCGCTCTGGTCGCTGCCGACGCTCGAAGCGCTGCAGCTCTCAGCGTGGATCGCTCTCCGAGCCATCGAGCAGGACGCAGCGATGACGCTCGACGATGCAGCGGTGATGCTCGCTCTCGTATGGGAGCACGACGCTGAAACGGTCGACGGATGAACATCACCGGCGGCGAGTTCTTCGCATCACGCGAGCTGCGCTGGCTCACAAGCGCACGAGCCGGCAACGTCAGTTCGCTTATCACCGCAGACCAGCTCGACAAGATGCCCGAACCGCAGCGGCAGCTTATGACCGGCATCACGATCATCGACATCGCCGACAACCGCTGGCTCGTCTGCACCGACACACACCGGCTGCACGCCTTCCGCACGAGGCGGATCAACGGCGGCGGCCGGCCCGAACCAGGCCACTACCAGCCGTCGGACCGCCGCAACCGGTACGACCGCACCGAGCAGCTGTTCATACCGGAGCAGCTGACTCGCCTCGTCCGGCAAGCGCTCGAACCGCACACCGTCCGCCGGTTGGAGCTCCAGCTCTCCGGCGTCCGGTCACGGCTCCGGCCCTACGCTCACGCCGACGTCACGATCGTCGCTCACGCCGACGCCAACGGTCTCGACGTGCACGATCGACGCACCGGCGACCGCATCGAGTCAATCACATGCGCGCCACTGCTCGACCGCCGCCGAGAGATCAAGACAGCGGCGATCAACCTGACCGTGCTCTGGCCGGCGCTCGTGAACAATCGCATCAAGCAGCTGTCGGCGGCCGGCGACATGCAGCCGTTCATCAGCTCGACGTCGGAGCACATCGCTGTGATCATGCCGACACACGCACCGACCGCAGCAGCAGAGGCCGCCGCATGAGCACCGATGACACACCCGACAGCTCGATCGTCCGCTTCATCACACTCGGCCCCGACTCCGACGGCCGCTGGCACGTCTACGGCCAACCCCGCCCCGACGACGTCGACAATCCGCTCGCCGTCCGCAAGCAGTACAAGATCGGCACCGTCGCACCGGAGCACCCCGACGACATGCCCGCACACGTCGAGCAGCTGACACGACAGCACATCCGGCACGACTACTCGCTCGCCACCGACGGCGGATGGCGACACTCGATGTCGAAGAGCGGCATGGCCGTCGACGACCTCATCGGAGCGTTCGACCGACAATCCGACTGGAGCATCCGACACACAGCCGAGGAGGTGAACGACACATGATCACGCAACGACCCGACCGCGCAGCGATCCGACAACAGCTTGGCCTCGAGGGCAACCTCGACGAGATCCGACGCCGCCGGTATCTACTGCTGCACGGCACGTGCGCCGCCGTCACCGCAGCCGCAGCGCTCATCAGCATCATCATCTGACCGAAGCTCACGAGCTACAGTCACCGACCGACACTGCCCCGGCATCCGAGACGCCGCCATCTCGGACATGTCCGGGGCGGTGCCGCGCCCCCGTGGCATCATGACCAGCATGAGCAGCATGAGCAGCAGCATCGTCACCCGACTCCGCAGACGCTTCGGTCGACGCAGACGTACAGCGACCACCGTCACACCGATCGCTCTCCGACCCGTCCCACTCGACGCCGACGGCAGCCGACAGCGGCACCCATCAGGCCAGCCGAGACTCTTCGAGCCGGACCCGTACGCCGTCAACGACCACCCGATGATGCCGTGCACCGCACGCCGAGACGACCTCGCCGGCGCCGAGCTGACCGTCGAGTTCTGCGATCCGCAGCGCGACACGCGCCCCAGAGCCGACATGAGCGTCTGCACATGCGACGTCTACCCTCCGCCGATCTGCGGCCGTCGCGGCTGTCACTTCCGTCGCGGCTGTCACGTCTGCGGATGAAGCAGCCGATCACGCCGGAAGAGCTGCACCGCTCACACCGCTGGTTCAAGCTCGACGAACTCCGGCAGCTGCCCGGCAACCCGAACACCGGCGACGAGCAGTCGCTCACCGACTCGATCGACCAGTTCGGATGGTTCGACGGCATCGTCGTCGCTGACGGCATCGTGCTCGCCGGCAACCACCGGCTGCAGCGAGCGCTCGACCGAGGCGAGGCCGGTCTGCCGGGATACGACTTGACCGGCTTCGACGTGTCCGACGCCGAGCGCATGTCGATGGCGATCACGCACAACCGCACGACTCGGGCCGGTGTCGACGATCCGGAGCTGCTGCGAGCCGCCCTCGAGACCGTCGCCGTCGACGACCGGCAGCTCGCCGTCGTCGCTGTCGGCCCGGAGCTGGCAGACGACATGCTCGGCCCGGCCGTGGTCCCCGACTTCGCTCCGCTGCCGCCGGAGTCGCAGCCGAGACTCGACCGCCGCGAGCCGGTCGTCTGCCCGTCGTGCTCGCACTCGTTCCTGCCGTGACAGTCGTCGTCGCTCCGGTCGAGCACGACGCAGCGACGTTCGCCTGCCGGCACTGGCACTACAGCCGATGTGTGCCGGCCGGCAAGCTCATCAAGTACGGCGCCTGGGAGTCCGACCGGTTCGTCGGTGTCGTGCTCTACGGCCGCGGCTCGAACAAGAACCTCGCGAAGTCGTTCGGCGTCGAGACGACCGAGATCTGCGAACTCGTCCGGATCGCTCTCGACGAGCACGAGACACCGGTGACGCAGATCGTCGCCGAGACGCTGCGGCAGCTCCGGCAGTCGAACGGCGGGCTGCGTGTCTGCGTCAGCTACGCCGACCCGGAGCAGCAGCACGTCGGTCGGATCTATCAAGCCGGCAACTGGACGTACCTCGGTCGGACCGAACCGGCTCAGGAGTACGTCGTCAACGGCGAGCGGATGCACGGCCGGTCACTGCGAGCGCTCCGCAACGCCTCACCGACCGACACTGCCGAGCACCGGAACGTCGTCAAGTGGGCGCAAGCAAACCTCGATCCTGATGCTCGGATGGAGTTCGGCTCGTCGAAGCACCGGTACGCGATGCCGCTCGACAAGCCGATGCGGCGGGCGCTGCGCCGGCGAGCGCTGCCGTATCCGGCGACGGTCGACGGCGGCGAACTCGTGCGGTCGGTTGCGCTAGAGTCCTCGGTCACAAGCGGTCGAGGGATCGACGGTGATCCGCCCGGCGTCCAGCGGGGAGGGGTGAGTTCAACTCTCGCCGACCGCTCGGAGAGCAGCCGATGACAGAGCAGCCGACGCTACGGACAGAGCAGCAGCGCGCCGGATGGGCTCACGCAAGCGAGAACCCTGATCAGGCGACCGTGACCGGTATCGCCGCCGCGGCCGGCGTCAGCACCGGCACCGCTGCGAAATGGCTTCGGCAGTGGCGTGAACAGCTCGGCGATGATCTCTTCCGATCCGAAGCGGCGACCGCTCGTGCTGAGCAGACGTTGGCGGCTCGTGAGGCGGTCGAGCTGATGTGGGACGATCTTCACCTCACCGAGGCCCGCAACGCCGGTGTGACGGCTGGACGCATCCGGACGAAGATGCTGGAGCTTCTGCCGTCGGTGGCGACGGTTCGAGTCGATCGGGGTGCCGACGGTCAGTCGGAGCCGGTGCTCGTGCCGGGGCCGCCGGCTCGTGAGATCGAGCAGCTGTCTCGTGCGTACGTGCGTCTGCTTGAGGCGGCCGAGCTGATGTCGGGCCGGCCGACTCGGCACACTCGCCGGTCGGTGCCGTCTGATCAGTGGCAGCCGGCGGTGCCGGCTGATGCGATGTCGGACGAGGAGAAGCGTGCGAAGGTGCTCGACATCCGCGAGCGGCTGCTCGAACGACGGGCGGCGGGCGGATGACCGGGCACTCGTGCGATGTGTCGATCGGCTGGGTGATCGGGCCAGTCGGTGACGGTCGGCCGTCGGTGATCGACTACCGAGTGACGTGCCGGAGCTGCGGCATCGTCGACAAGGCCGGTCTGCACCGGCTCGCTGTCGGTCGGGCCGAAGCGCACGAGGCCGAGCACGACGCTCCGGCCGGCGGCCGGTGCGAGCCGGGCTTCGATCTCGACGAGCCGGAGAGGGCGGCCGGCTGATGACGATCGTCGCCGTGCTCGTGCTCGTTCTGATCGTGTGTCACTCGCTCATCACGATCGGCGAGCTGAGCTGATGCCCTGCGGCCAGATGCACGAGCGGCACTGGTTCACTCGCCGGGGGCTGATGGACACCATGATCAGCGTGCTGCTCGAGGACGGCGGCGGACTCAGCTCGACCGAGCTGCGACAGCTGACCGAACCGCTCGGCGTGCCGTACGACCGCTTCGACGTCGTGCTGCGGTACCTCGTCCGTGCCGGCGACGTGATCCGTGTCGAACAACCAGACTGGCATCACGTCGTCGAGGTCCGCGACGATGAGCAGAGCTGGCCAGCCGAGTCGCATCTGTACTTCGCTGACCCGATGGCCGAGACGAGCTGGGCCGCGACCGCAGCGGCATGACCGACACGCTCGACCCGCTCGTCGACGAGCAGCTGCTCGATCTGCTGACCGACGACTTCGTCGCACAGCTCGAAGGCGACGAACTCGACGCTCTGCTCGAAGTGATGCTCGACACGGTCACCGTGCCCGGACGCCGCGGCCTACAACCGCATCAGCTCCCACCGGCGGACTTCCAAGCCGGAGAGCAGTTCGCTTGGATGTTCCAGGCCGGCCGCGGCTCCGGCAAGACGATGTCGATGAGCGAAGAGCTGTACGATCACGTCATGCACGGCCCGCCGTGCGACCCGTTCGAGCCCGGCGGTCACCGGATGGCGATCGTCGCTCCGACGCTCGGCGACGTCGCGTCGTCGTGCTTTCTCGGCCCGTCCGGTCTCCGGCGGATCGATCCCCGGTTCAAGATGGTCTCTCGGAAGGGCGGCACGTTCGTCATCTTCCCGAACGGCGCCGAAGCGAAGTGCACCGGCGGCAAGACCGAAGACGACACCGAGCGGCTGCGAGCGGCCGGCAACCTGTGCCGAGCGTGGGTCGAAGAAGCGGCGGCGATCAAGCGGCTCGCTCTCGTGTGGCGTCAGCTGCAGTTCGCCGTGCGGATGGGGCCGCGGCCGCAAGTGCAGATGTCGTCGACACCGAAGCGGACGACGGCGTTCAAGCGGGTCGTCGACTCGCACCGGGTGACCGTCACTCGTGCCCGGACGGCCGACAACGTGTATCTGCCCGAGTCGGAGCGCAAGCGGCTGTACGAAGACCACCAGGGCACTCGGCTCGCAGCTCAAGAACTCGAAGGCGAACTCGTCGAAGAGACACCGGGCGCGCTGTGGACCGGCGACGTCGTCGACGAGCGCCGGATTCTGACGTCGAAGTTGCGGCTGGAGCTCCCGCCGGCGGACGAGACACGAGAGCAGTGGTTGCGGCGTGCGCTCGGTCTGACGACGGTCTTCGTCGGCGTCGACCCGGCGACGTCCGGCGCCGGCGACCGCACCGGCATCGTCGTCGTCGGCGGCGACAACCCGGCGAAGCGGCCATCACGACAGCGTGATGTGTTCTTCCTCGAAGACCGCACCGCGCTGATGGTTCCGTCGACCGTCGATCTCGGCGAAGCGCTCGGCGACGACAAGCTCGACCCGAACATCGAGGGCTGGGGCGACGTGCTCGGCGAGGTCGCGATCCGGTGGGCGGCCGACGGCGTCGTCGTCGAACGGAACCGGCTCGGCCGCACCGCTCGCGCCGTGATCCGAGCAGCCGGATTCACCGGTCGGATCATCGAGATCGACGCCAAGGGCTCGAAGGCGAACCGTGCCGACGCTCTCCGGCAGACGTGGCGGCGGCGCTGCTGGATCGTCGACAAGCTCCGGCATCTCGAGGCCGAAATGACGACATGGGTGCCGGCCGAAGGCGACGATCCGGAGTTCGACGACGAGGCCGACGATCTGCACGAGTTCACCGGTTCGCCGGACGCTCTGGACGGGGCCGGTCATCCGGCTCGTCTGCTGCTCGGTCTCGAAGAGCCGATCGTGCCGGACTCCGGCCCGCTGTCGGATGCGATGCTCGCCGGCTGGCAGTCGGTCGCATGATGTCCGAGTCGCAGCTGCTCCGGCTTCGGCTGCATCTCCGGACGCTGATCGTTCTGTCGGTCGGCTACAGCGCTGCGATGTTCGTCGGTGTGCGTGCTGACCGGCTGCTCGTCGGCAACCGGAAGGGCCCTTCCACTTCGGCGGGTGGAGGGGCCCTCCCGCGTCCCCTGCTACACTTGGCCTCGTCTTATCCAGCCCAGGTGGGTCCCGGACGCCGCTGGCTCCGGAGGGCGGTCCCTGGTGTTGATCCGTGGTGGCCACCACGTAAGCCGCCACGAGGAGCCAGGGGCCAAGCCCACCCCACCGACGGTGGTGGTGCACACTGGCCCCATGACTCAACCCACCGGCCTCATCTCCGACGAGCGGCCCGCCTGGTCCATCATCGATGCGGCCCGGGACATCACCGACCTCCCCCTGGTCACCGGCTTCGACTACTGGCGCGGCGGCCTCGACGTCTGGTGGCGGGCCGCGCAGATCAACCGCATCCCGATCCGGTCCCTGTTCACGGCGTTCCCCGACGCGTCGATCGCCAATGTCGCCGACCCCGCGGTCTGGCCCGAAGCCAACGTGGTCATTGAGACCGGGCCCGGGGCCGGCAACCAGCTCGCCACGTTCCCCGACGGGGTGAAGCTGTCGGCGTCGCCGACCGAGATCACCCGCTTTCGGCCGTTCCGGGTCTACGCCCCGTCGGTCGAGCTTGAGCTCATGCAGGGCACCGGCCCGGGGGTCGGTCAGGACGACGCCCACGACCAGGCCGTCGCCATCGTCAATGCCCACATCACCGCCGGCGTGGTGGCCGAGTTCGCCGACTCTCTGACGACGAAAAATCCGGGCCTGTACCGCACAGCGGTCGACCAGTCCGGGCCAGCTGCGGTCGACATGGCGGTCGCCATCGCCACCCTCTACGAGGCCCACGGCCGCCTCCCCGCCGGGACCGGCCCCGACAACGATCTCAGCCTCACCGGCGGATCCGGAGACGCCCGCCTGACCGTCCCGTATCACGCCATCCCCGGCCTCGTCGAGCGCAACCTGGCCCGCTGGCAGGGCGGCCGGCTGATCGACTGCTACGGCAACCCGGTCATCACCGGCCCCGGGTACGTGGGCCGCGGGCCCCTCACGGTCAACGACCCGGACGTCGCCGTCGACCTTGAGTCCAGCGTCGCCCCGGCCGAGGGCGAAGGGTGGTTCTACATCAGCCACGCCCCCTACGTCGCCGTCGGACCGTTCATGCCGGCGGTGGAGGGCGAGATCGGGCGGAATGCCCCGCGGGGCGCCCACGCGAAGGCCAACGAGGCCGTGGGCCTGGCCGAGGCCCCGGCCATCGTGGTCTTCCGTCCCGAGCGGGTGTTCGCCGTCAACACCGTCATCGACGATCGGGGTCGCCCCGGCGGCGGCGGCCGGGGCCAGCACGGTCACGCCATCAAGCTCGGTATCGACCGCGGTCTGCGGGGTCCCGGTGTCGGATCGTGGAAGCCGCCGGAGGAACAGGCGGCCGTCGGTGTCGCGCATGACGACAACGGAGGCAGTCGGATTGCCGCTTCCGCCTCCGCCACCGCCGGCGGTCAGGGGAGTTGGAGCTGGGAGAGTCATGTCACAGAACCTCGTTGATGACGGTGTTGACGGCGAACACCCGCTCGGGCGTCGTGATCGGCTGCTGCGTGTGGGCCGCGGCCGTTGCCGGTGTCGTGCTGATGTGGTGTCGGGCGGTCATACAACCGTAGAACCGGCGTGCTACTCTTGTGCTCACGTAACCACAAGAGAGGAAACCACTCACATGGCACACGAGCTTGAACTCACTGGCGACGGCGTCGCGTCGTTCGCTTACTCGAAGAATTACGGCGATCCGTGGCACCGGCTCGGCACTCCGCTCGACGGTCTGTCGGACGTCGACACGATCCTGCAGCTGAGCCGAGCTGACTACGAGGTGCACAAGGCGACGCTGCTCACGCCGGACCCGGCACCGAGTCGGCGAGACGGCATCGGCCGGCCGATGCTCGACACCGGCAGCTCGTACACGTGGCGCACTCGACCGATCTGGATCGGCGACGACGGTCAGCCTCGAGGCGGCGACCGGCACGTGCTCGGCATCGTCGGCAACGACTACCCGGTTGTGCAGAACCGGCAGCTGACCGAGCTGGCCCTGCGACTCGTCGGAGCGCTGCCGGGCGACCGCACGATCGACTGCGCCGGCGTGCTCGACGACGGCCGCCGGTTCTTCTTGACGATCCCGCTCGACGACATCGTGCTCGACCCGTCCGGCGTCGCCGACGTGCACGGCCGCAACCTCGTCGTCTCGACCGGTCACGACGGGCACTGGGCGATCAACTTCGTGCACGGCATCGTGCGAGCGGTCTGCGCGAACACCGTGCAGGCGGCGAACGACTCGGCGCACTGGCTCGTCACGATCCCGCACCGGGGCAAGTTCGATCCGGATCGGATCTCGCTGCAGCGTGCGCTCGGTCTCGCCGAGCGCGGCGGCTCGGTGTTCGAGGAGACCGCGGTCAAGCTGCTCGGCATGCCGGCGTCGTTCGACGTTGTCGTGTCGACGCATGACCGGATCTGGGGCGCTGCTCGTGCGAAGTCGATCCGTGTGAACCGGCTCAACACGCTGGAGACGCTGTGGACGTCAGACACCAACGTCGGCGCTGTCGGAGCGAACCGGTGGGCGGCGCTGATGACGTTCTCGGAGTACTTCGAGCATCGGCAGCAGTTCGCCGGCTCGAAGCGGCCGGGAGCTCGACCGCTGCGGGCGACCGGTGTCGGCGGCATGCACACTCGGATCACGCAGGCCCGCAAGATCCTGGAGACGATCTGATGGCAGATCTGATCCCAGGGAGCACGACGCTGCAGCTCAACGAAGACACCGAGCTGATGATCAACACCGATACGGACGGCGGCCGGATCGCTCTCCGTGTCTACGAGTCCGGCGAGTGGGTCACGGTCGAGACGTCTCCGCTGTCGGCGATGGCGCTGACGTCGGCGTCGAACTATCTGCGGTCGGCTGCTCGGCAGCTGACCGGCTCGGAGGCGTCCGATGGCTGATCTCGCAACGGTCTTCACGATCCAGACGGCCGAGCTGCCGCCGGACATCATGTCGCCGCGCTTCGTGTGGCGTGTCGTCGTCGAGCGTGTCGTCGTCGCTCGATCGAACGTGGCCGAGCGCAGCAAGAACGATGCTGTAGCGGCGGCCGAGTCGGCGATCGTCGAGCTGACGGAGACGCCGGCGACGACGATCGGAGGCCATCACTGGTCGACGGCCGGCACACGGACGCACGTCGTCGAGCAACCGGGGAGCGTGACCGCATGAGCACCGAGCTGTACGACGGCAGCGGCCGTCCGGTGATCGACAGCTACCGAGAGGGCGACGTCGTCGCCTTCGACGCCGGCGATCTCTATCCGAAGGGTCAGATGCACGAGCTGAAGATGCAACGGAAGCTCGGGCGGCGGCCGGCACTCAAGCCGTACATCGAGGCCGTCGGTCACTACGTCGAAGCGTCGAGCCGGTACGTCGAGATCTGCGAGGGCGGCTGATGACACCGGAGCAGATCGCCGTCGAAGCCGCCGGGTCGACCGACGTGCAACCGTAGAACCGACGTACTAGAGTGGTGCTCATGGAAACCACTCACGACACAGCACCGCTCTACATCAGCGAGCAGCGCGGCATCATCCGCTGCGGCCGTCACGGCGGCATGTACATGGAAACGGCCTACGCCGCCGACCAGGGCGCCGACGAGCTGACAGACTGCGATCCGGACGCTTCTGATCTGCGAGGCGTGTGCTGATGCCGCAGCTGCTCGCAACGACGAACGGCGTCGTCACATGCGACGCTCACACTCCGGCCGATGACCGGCCGCGGCGCCGAGTCGACATCGGCCGCTGTCTGCCGTGCGAGGTCGACGCCGGCCGGATGACGCCGCCGATCGTCTCAGGCCTCGAGGCCGAAGAGCTTGCCGACGTGATGCGTCGGCTCCCGCAGATCGATCCAGCTCGGCCGTTCGCGAAGGTCGAGACGTCGACCGGCCGCGAGTGGTATGTGTGGCCGGGCTACGCCGCGACGGCGGCGGTCGGTCCGGTGATCGAGTTCGCCGATCTCGATCTCGAGGGACAGTGATGATCGAGATCGGTTTGCTCGACGTGCGGTCGCTGCTCGTCTTCCTCGTGACGCTGCTCGTGCTCGGCACGAGTGTCGCCGTCGCTGCCCATGTCGGCCCGAGCGTCAACGTCACCCGGATCGCTCTCGGCGTCGGATGTTGGAACGTCCGACGGCGCGTCGCTCGTCGAACCAGATCCGGACCCCGACCTGTGAGGACGGCTACCGGACTCGCGAAGGAGGACCCGAAGCTGCGTAGGCTGGGACTGCTCCGCTCGACAGATCGGGCGGCGTCATGAGACCGGCCGATCTGCAGCTGTTCGGCCCGACGGAGGTCGCAGCGATGTACGAGCGCCGAGTGCAAGCACGAGAGGCCGTCGAGCGCGAGCGGAGCCGCCGACGGTTTCAGCTCGTCATCGCCGGCATCGTCAGCTGGCTGTTCGGCGTCTTCGTGATCGGCTTCCCGTGGGGAATGCTGCTCATACCGCTGACGCTCGCCGTCGCGTGGGGCACGATGAAGTGCGTGGAGCGGTTCGGGTGAGCTTCGTCACCGGCATTGTCGTAGGGATCGCCGGTGTGTTCGGAGCGAGCGCGGCAGTCGTCGCCGGTCTCATCGTCGCAGCGATGCGCGTTGACCGGCGGCGAGCGGGGGCGCAGCTGCTCGACGACGGGCTGCCGCCGGGCGTCATGATCGCCGACGGTGACGGTCGGAGCCGCACCGTCGAGTGGTGGTGCATGATCTGTGGCACGTCGAGCGTGACCGGCCGGTCTACGATGCACGGACCGCGGTTCCACAAGTGCGGCGAGCTGCACTCGACTCCGAGCCGGAGCCGCGGCATCGACTGATGCCGATCACGTACGACGACAAGCGGATCTACCTCGATGACAACCCGCCGGCGCGGTCTCAGTTCCGTGTCGGCCGTCGTGATCCGGTGCGGTCTGTCATCGTCGTGCACACCGCCGAGTCGGGCACCGATCTGACCGGTCCGGATCTCAAGGCCGAGAGCGTCGCCGGCTTCATCGTCCGCCGATCGACGCCGGGCTCGTACCACTTGCTCGGCGACGCCGACTCGATCATCCGGCTGATCCGGTTCGAGAACGAGGCGTTCCACGACCGCACCGGCTCGAACCGGTGGGCGATCGGCATCTCGCTCGCGATGAACGCCGGCGACTGGCCGACGTTGCCGGAGCACCGGCGGCAGCAGTTCGTCGCGACGGCGGCCGAGATGGCCGTGATCGCCGGGAGCTGGCTCGCAGACCGCGGTGTCGGCTGGCCCGAGCCGGTGCTGCTGACGAAGCAGCAGTCGGATCGGTCGGACGCGTCCGGCTTCATCTCGCACGGTCGTCGAGATCCGGGCCGCCGGTCTGACCCCGGTGTAGCGTTCCCGTGGCTCGACTTCTTCGAGCAGTATCGACGTCGAGCTCCTGCCGGCGTCTTCACCCCGGACAGCGGAAGCGAGATCATCGTGCCAGAGCAGCGCATGACGTGGGAAGAGGTGCAGCAAGCACTCAACGACGCCGGCTTCGACGCCGGTACCGTCGACGGTGATCCGTGGACGAAGACGAGAGCGGCGTTCCGTGAGGCGCTGACCGCTGCTCAGGACCCGAAGCTGCCGGATGGGCTCGATCTCGAGGCTCTGATCCGGAAGGCGGCGAAGTACGACCGGATCTTCGAGGGGGTCAAGGGCATCCGTGAGTCGTTGGGGCTCGGCATCTGATGACCGGTCGGCGGCAACTCGAACCGGGCACACCGGCGCATCGGATCGGTGTCGTGCTGGCGCTCGGCATCGTGGTCTTCTTCGCTGTGGTGGTCATGTCGCTCGCAGCGTGGATCATCGTCGAGATCTGGCGGGCGATTCTGTGACGTCGCCGGCGGTGTGCGCCGGAGCGCACTGCTCGAACCGGCCGACGACAACCGTACGGCTCTCGCTCTACCGGGGCCGGGTCGCTCTCGAAGCGCTCGCTGTGCTCGGCAGGGTGCCGGTCTGCAGCCCGTGCTCGGTCGAGCTGGCCGCCGGCGAGTTCGTCGGTCTCGTCTCGACCGATCTCGGGCAGTGACGGCCGGCCGGCGTCTACCGTGTGACGGATGGATGACGAGATCGATCGTGCAGCTGAGAGCATCGAGCAGCTGATCGAGCGGCACATCTCTGCTGCAGTGACCGAAGCGTTGCGGCCGATCGAGGGATGGGTTCGGCAGCAGATCGCCCAAGCTCTGTCGGCTCACGCCGGCGAGCGACCGCATCTGACCGACGACGACGTGCAGCGGATCGCTCTCGACATGCAGCTCGGGCCGGCACCGAACACGGGACAGCTGCCGGTGATACCGCCGGACGCGACGCAGACGATCGTGATGCGTGACGATCCGACTGTGACTCGCCGGATGGTCCGCTCGACACCGCCAGCTGCGCCGGAGTGGCCAAAGCGGCGCTAGCTCAGCAGTAGCAGCCACATGACGGTTGCGCCGGCGACCATGCCGACGGCGAGCGTCACGAGCGCGTACACGAGTGTGCGACCGATCGGCCGGTGTTCGAGTTTCACTGCCTAGTTCGTGCGCTCGGCGCGGCTCAGGTGGTCGATCAGCCGGTCCTCACGCTCTCCGGCACGTTCAAGCAGCTCGGCCGCTCGTTCGAGCGCCACTCGAAGCCGCTCGGAAGCCTCCGCCGGGTCTCGGTGCACGAGTTTGCCGCCGACGACTTGTTTCACGACCCACACGAGAGCGCCGCTCGTGCCGGTGAGCGCCGCGGCGGGTATCAACTGCTGCACCGTGTCAGCACTTGCGGTCTGAGCGAGCTGCACGGCGTACGCCGAGATGCTTCCGAGCATCGTGCCGATCACTACGATTCCGAGCTTCACCGTCACCTCGACTTGCATCAGTCGGTCTACCCATCGGCCGACCAGATGATGCGCTGCGGACGGCTCGGCTACGCTGTTGACCATGACCACTCCGATCGACGAACGTGCGGCCCGTGAGGCGCTTTGCCTACCTGCCGACGCGACGCTAGTTCAGAGCCACGTGCGCACTGCGTACCGGCGCCGCGCCCGAGAGACACATCCGGATGTCAACGACGGCGAGGATGCCGAGTTCAAGCTCGTGACGGCCGCGGCTGAGTACTTGCGGTCGGAGCTTGACCGAGAGGGCGGCGAGCTGCCACCGCTAGCGGCGAAGCCCCCGCCTCGAGGGCCGAACTTCTCCGGCGCTACGGCCGATGTCGCCGAGATGCTGCGCAAGGCTCGGACGCTGTTCGACGATCAAGTCGATGTGTCGGAGTGGGCGCAAGCGAACGCCGAGCGGACGAGACGAGAGCACGCTGAGCGGTACGCCGGGAGGCATGGCCCATCGGCCAACATCTGGGATCCGGTCAACGGCCACCGGCCGGCCGACGATCTCCGCACCGCTCGTCTGTCGGCGAACGACGAAGGTCACGTCGTCGTCGAGAACGTCCCGCCTGGCGCAAGGGTGGTGTTCAATGTCCGCACCGCCGGCGTGCGCATCGAGTCCGCCGACGGTAAGCCGCTGCCGATCAAGATCGACATCGCCGGGATGATGAACGATCTGTTCCCCGGCTGACCGCGTGCGAGAATGAGCAGCATGATTCCTGACGAGCCACTAGTCGCTGGCGACGGCGGGCTGTTCTGGTGCTTCGGACCGACCGAAGACGATCCGTCGCCGGAGCACCGTTGGCACGTCGAGTGCGACGGCCGGATCTTCCCTGATCCGGGCGGTGACTACTGCACGCGCTGCGGGGCGACCGGCGAGACACGCCGCGGCCCGAAACGGTGCAGCTCGTGCGCTCGGCCGATCAACCGCAACGACGATCACCGGTGCGGAGCGTGCGAGTCCGTCGACGCCGAAGCTGCCGCGCTGCCGGTCTGATCTCGGAGCATGTAGCCATTCGGCCCGTCGGCGAAGCACAATCGAGCGATGGCCGCGCAGCACTCTGATGATCATCTCGGCCGGCTCGTGGTGCACTCGACGCCGGACATTGTCACCGAGATCGAGGGTGTGCGGTTCGATGAGGCCGAGCGAGCGATGCAGCAGCTCAGCCGGCACGAGTCGGCGACCGTCCGCACCGAGTACGGCACGGTCTACTTGATCGACGGGCTGCACTTCGCTGCCGGATGGTGGTCACCGGCCGGAACTCCACGGGGTGAGTCGTGACGATCAGACGCCGGCAGCAACCGATCTCGGCTGCAGTCGTCGCAGCACCGGGCGGTAACGGCCACACGCTCGGGCATGCTGTGACGGCCGCCGCCGGACCGGCGTACGAGTCGAACCGGACCGACGGGCTGCCCGACTTCGCTCTGACAGCGCAGCAAGTCGAGATCGATCGGTACGTCGACTGCGTCGGCTGGGCCGGCTTCTACGTACAGATCAAGGCGATGCTCGGAGCGATGTGCCCGTGGATTGTGGAGCAGCGGCAAGGCGTCGAGTGGGTGCGAGTCGAGGATCCGAGAGTGAACGCTCTCGCGTCGCTGATTCAGCCGCCGACTCGGTCGCAAGCCGGTCTGCGGTTCCGGTCACTGATGTTGCAGTCGTCGATCGCCGAGCATGCGTTCTGGCCGGCGCACACGAAGCGGCGCGGTCTCGTCTTCGACATCGCTCACCCTGGGCAGCTTCGGCGGTCTCCGGACTCGTCTGACCGGTTCGTCGTTCGCACTCGCTCAGATGCCCGGCTCGGCGGGCCCGGCTGGCATGAGTACGGGCTCGAACGGCTCCGGCGGCACTGGATCCCCAACCGGCGGTGGACCGACGAAGCCGATCCGGAGCTGTCGACCGTGCTGACCGAGCTGCGACTGTACGAGTCGACCGTGCTCGACCTGCTCCGAGCTTCGCAGTCACGCATGGTGATGAACGGTCTGCTCTACATCCCGACGATGCCGACCGGCTCGAACGCTGACGGTGGCATGTGGGCGACCGAGCAGTCGATCGACGCGTCGTCGCCGGCGGTGCCGTCGACACCGGCCGGCGGTGGTCTGATGAAGCTGATCGCCGACATGAGCGCGTTCGGTGCTCGGGCCTACCGGGATCATCTCGGCAACGACGTCGCCTCGGCGATGCCGTACCCGTTCCCGCACTTCGCCGAGCCGAAGATGCTCGACATGGGCCGACCGATCTCGGCCGAAGCTCTCGCAGCGCTCGCCGAGGTCGTCTTCGCAGCCGCTCGAGGCTTGCATATTCCGTCGCAGTTCCTCGTGTCCGGCGAGGCGTCAGCGAATCACTGGGGCGACGCTGAGCTTCGCCGTGCGCTGCACGAGCGGGCGGTGTTCCCGGAGCTGGAGCCGAACAACGAGTTCTGGACCGAGGTCGGTCTGCGGCCGATCATGGAGGTGACTCGGGCCGGTGGGCTCGTGCTCCGTGACGACGACCCGGCTGACTACCGGCTCGGGTGCGACACGTCGGTGCTCGACATCAAGTCGGACTCGCTGCAGGCGATCGCTCTCGCTCACTCGACCGGCGCTGCCGGTCGTTCGTGGCTGGCGGCGAAGCTCGGCATCCCTGAGTCGGAGATGCTGCGGCTGCCGCACGACGTGACCGAGTACGAGCAGTGGCTTTACTCGAAGTCGTCGTCGGCTCGTGCCGGTGGTGAGGCGGCGCGAGACGGGCTGACACCGGGGTCGATGCCGGGCCCGCAAGCCGGTGACGAGCCGGGCTCGGGTGTCGGTCCGGCTGTGCCGTCTGTCGACGCTCCGACCGAGCCGGAGGTGACCGCCGGTGCTCTGCGGTTGATCGCCGGCGGGGGCCGCTGATGCGCCCGCCGGCGGCTGCTCAGCAGATCGCCGAGCGTGCTCTTGGTCAGCTGTCCGGACCGGAGAGGGCCGCGGCTGATCTTCCGTGCCGGATTGCTGCCGGCACGGATCTGTCGTTCACCGAGATCGCCGCGATCCAGGGTGTGATGCTGCTCGACGACAGCTCGGCCGAGCAGCGTCTCGCTCGGCAGCTGCTCGGTGGTGAGCCGATGGCGCGGGCAGTCGCCGCGGCGGCGTCTGTAGAGCAGGCGGTCGGCCAGCCCGATCCGGGGCCGCACACCGGCGCGATGCTCGCCGGCGTCGTTCCCTCCGACGTTGCCGAGCAGCTGTCGGTGTCGGACGGGCTGCCGGTCGGCGATCTGCACGTGACGCTGTTCTTCTTCGGTGACGCCGCCGATCTTGACGAGTCGACTCGGCAGAGCATTCGGTCGGTCGCTCAGCAGTTCTCGGCTCGGATGCCGATCTCGGTGATCGCCGGTCATGTTGGGCATCTCGGCGACGCTGAGCGAGACGGCGCTGTCGCTGTGGCGTACGAGCTGACCGCTCCGGCGCTGCACGAGCTGCATGCCGAGATGCAGCAGCAGCTCGATCAGCTCGGTGTCGAGTACTCCGACCGGTTCGCATTCCGGCCGCACTTGACGATCACGTATCTGACGCCGGACGAGGCCGAGTCGAGCTGGCCGGAAGGGCCGGTCGACCAGCCGGTCGAGTTCGAGCTTGCCGGCGTCGCCGCCCGGTTCGGCGACGAAGACGGCGATACGGACCTGATCGAGCTGCAGGCGCCGCCCACATCGCCGGTGACGGCCGCCGGGGCCGCTGTCGGCTATCCGGTGCTCTCCGGCGCTCTGACCGAGCTGAACGGCTTCCTGGCGTCCGTCGACCGAGATCTCGGTGTCGAAGTCCGGACAGCGGTCGAGATCGGTTGGCGGTCGTCGCTCGACCGTGTCGGCCGGATGGCGACACGGCGAGCCGCCGCCGCCGCTCAGCGGCAGCTCATGCAGATCGAGCCGGGGGCCGCGGCCGTGCACGCCGCCGCTGATCTGTCCGGTCTCGACGTCGACGCTCTGATCGGTCCGGCAGTCGACGACATCGCTCGACACGTCGAGCGCAGGGCCGCGACCGTGCAGGCCGTCGTCGCCGGCCGGATCGGTGAGCTGTTCGGCGTCGACATCTCGAACGTGTGGCCGGAGCCGGCCGAGATCCGCACGCAGCTCGCCGATGCGATGACGGCGGAGCTTCAGCGCACGCTCGGCCGGCTCGGCGACCGCGATCGGATCGATCCGACAGCGACCGAGGCCGATCCGCTGCTCGCTCCGTATCAGCTGACTCGCAACGTGCTCGCGTTCGCCGGCGGCGCCGACATCGTCGACGGCGGCATCCGGCGAGACGGCATCGGCCGGCCGCTGACTGCACGGCTGACCGCCGGCGCCGACTCGGTGCCGCTCGGGCCGGGCACGATCGAGCTTGTGCGTGATGCGCTCGTCTCATGGTCCGATGCCGGCGTAACAGCCGCGGCACGACGCCGCGCCGGTGCCGCGATCTCGGACGAGCTGCGGGCGGAGTTATCCGAGGTCGCCTCGAGGATGGCCGGAGCGTCGGAGCAGCCCCCGCTTGAACAGGTGACCGTGCACACGTGGCGGCTGAACCTGAACGGCCGAGCGATCGAGAACCTGCCGAGGCACGAGAAACTTGCCGGCACGACTGTCGCTTCGGTGTCGGATCTGCAGCAGCTCGCCGACGCCGCGGCCGATCCGAACGACTGGCCCGGTGTTTCGTACTCGCATCCGGGCGACCATCGGCACTGCCACTGCGGCTGGGACACGCACATCGAGCTGCGACCGGTGCAGCTCGCTCTTCCGGTGTCGTAAAGTTGCATGTTGCTGCAGTGTTGGTATCGTCTCGGCTGCGAGGCGCTTGCCGCCGCCCAGCGTCCGCATCACGAGCAGGGCCCCCATCTCGTCGCCCGGGTCGGGGCCCTGCTCTCGTTCTATGATGAGCGCATGACCGACGACGATCGTCTGCCGCCGACCGGCGCTAGGAGTGCGATGACGAAGCCTGGCGCTATTGAATGGTGGCACTGCCTCGACGTGTGGACGTCGCTCGGCGGCCACCCCGCCAAGTTCGATGAGTGGATCGCTGAGCCTCGCAGGACACGGGCAGACGCTTGGG